ATATGTTCACACTACTAAACCTTATGGTGTTGTACCAGAATCAGCTACTTTTAGTTGGGAAACGGTTGAGGGTGCAGATGGAACAACTCGTGAATATCTAGTTATTAACGGTTGTTATTTATGGACAGGTAGATATGAAGAAGCTTTTAGCGTAGTAGAAAAAGGCAAAGGTCAATCAATGGAAATTGAAGTCGTTGATGGTGAATGGGTAGAAAAAGATAATAGTTATCGTATAGATGATTTTATTTTCTCTGCACTATGCATCTTAGGTGACGAGACTGAACCTGCATTCGAAGATGCTAATATTACAGCTTATTCATTTGAAGATAAAGATTCATTCAAAAGCGAGTTCGCTCAAATGAAAGAAGAGTTCGCACAAATGATGAATGAGTTGAAAAATTCTCTAAATACAAACAAGGAGGTTATTAATTTGACTTTAGAACAATTACTAGAAAAGTATTCAGTTTCAGTTGAGGACTTAACAGAAGCAGGAGTTGCTATTGAAGGTCTAGAAGGTGAGTCTTTAGAAACAGTTATTTCTGATTTCGCTAAGAAAAAGAAGAAAGACGATGAAGAAAAAGACAAAAAACCAGAAGATAACAAAGATGGTGGCGAACAAAAACCTGCTGACGATAAGGAACAGAAACCAGAAGACAAAAAGGATTCTAAGCCAGAGGATGAAAAGAAACCAGAGGACAAAGAAAAAGTTCCTGCTGATGAAAAGAAACCTGCTGACGAGAAGCCAGTAGACGAAGAAGAAGAAAAGAAGAAAAAGAAAGCTAAGAAAGAAAAAGGTAAATTCTCTAACGAGGAAGACCAAGCTGACTATGACGAACTTTTAGCTTCTTACAATTCTATCGTTGCAGAAAACAAGCAATTAAAAGCTTTCAAGAAAGCTGTAGAAGATGCAGAGCATGAAACTAAAATTGCAGACACAATCGCTGAGTTAGGTTTAACTGAGGAAGATGAAGGTGTATCAGAAATCTTAGCAAGTGCTAATGAATTTACATTAGAGCAAGTTCAAGAAAAATGCTACAGCATCTTAGGACGTAAAGCATTCGCTAACAAGCAAAACTTCTCTCATAAAAAAGAGAATACTAGCATTCGATTACCATTAGGTAATGATAAAAACGAAGAAAAGCCAAAAAAATATGGCGGATTATTCGAGAAATATGGAAACAAACAATAGTTTGTAAAATTACTAGGAGGAAAAAATAATGGCAGATAAAATTTATGTTACAAGAAAAGATATTCTATTATCTGGTTACAACGGTAACTTAGAGTCAGTAATCGTACATAACGCAGGTGGTACAGCAGTAGAAATCCAAAACGGTTTATTCGTTACACTTGGAGAGTTAATGGCAGTTCCTAACCCACGTGAAGTTCACAAAGCTACATTAACAAAAGTTGGTGACCACAAAGAGGAAATCTATTTCATTCACAATTCAGAAGTAATGTATGACGAAAAGAAATACAAATTAGAAGACTTCCGTATCCCAGCAGGTAAAGTTGCTCGTGCATACGCATTAGCTACAGGTGACATCATCACTTTAACAACAGACTACTTCGGAACTGCTCCAGTAGTAGGCGACAAACTTATCGCAGGTGCTAACGGTCTTTTAGTTAAAGCTGATGCTACAACAGGCGCAGAAGCTAAAATCGTATTCAATGTAATTGAAGATTCTGGTTACGAATTACACCAAAAAGCAAAAGCTTTCGCATTAAAAATTGTGCGTAAATAATTAAAAAGGTATATCCAAGGAGGAAAAAATAATGCATAAAGATATTGTTAAATTAGCTGTAGATATCACTCTAGGCAGAGTTACAAACTATTCAAAGCAAGAACAAAACGAAACATTACGTAGCGCATTCGCTGACTTAATGGAATTTTCAACAGAAAACGGTGAAATCTCTCGCCAAACTTTCCGTAAGCACAGAGGAGAAATTTTCGAAATCTTAGAGGAAATCATCAATGAAACTTTACACGAAGGTTTAGGAAATCAATTTGATGGATTTGCAGAGTATCGTAACCTTAAATGGGGCGACACTAATGTATTCAAAGTACCTGTAAAAGACATCTTCCGAGTAGCATTAGTATCTGATGGTAACGGTAATATCCGCCGTCAACGTCTACGTGACGATGAAGAATTTGCGGTTAATGTTGATACATACGCAATCAAAATCGGTGAAGACTTCCACCGCTTCTTAGCAGGTCGTGTACAATGGTCTGACTTAATGGGTCTTATCGCTGAGTCATTCAAGCGTGACTTAACTCTACGTATCTACGATGCAGTTCTAGCATCTTACGGTGAGTACAACAGTACATATCACTGGACTGGAACTTTAGACGAGGAAAAAATCGTAGAAACTGCAATGCACATCAAAATCCGTACAGGTGAAGATGTAGCAATCTACGGTACTAAATTAGCACTTCGTAGACTTGCTCCAAGCGCAGGAATGGTTACTGACGAAATGCGTAACTACCGTAACAAAGTAGGTTACTACGGTGAAATCGCAGGAGTAGAATTACGTGAAATCGAACAGGCTCACCACTATGGTACTGACAATTTCGCAATTGATAACAACATGTTATTAATTCTACCTCAAAATCATGACAAAATGGTTAAAATCATCAATGAAGGAGATGCGATTATCCAAGACCAAGCAGGAGGTATCTCTGCTGACATGATGCAAGAATACTTCATTGCTAACCGTTTCGGTATCGCAGTAATCACTTCTAAAGTATTCGGATTCGTTAAGTTGACTTAATAGGAATCAAAAATAATAGTATAACTAGGGGATTCATTCCTCTAGTTATCTTTTAAGAATAAAAGGATAAAAGGAGATAATTAAAATGAGTTTAAAAAAATCAGATTTAATTAAAATTTTAGTAGATGAATATGGTTATGAGAAAGAAGATTTAAAGTTTGATGCTCAAGGTAAACCTTACACAAATGCAAAATTACAAGCTTTAATTGATGCAGAAAAAGAAGATGCAGAAGTTTTAAAATCTAAATCACAACGTATTGTACGAGAAAAAAATAAAAAAATTAATGATAGTGACCTAATCCCTGTAATGAATGGGTTAATGGGTGGACTATATTATCATTCCGAACGTACTAACAGGTCTTGGGAATTTAAAGAATTTGGTCAAGAAGACAATATTGAATATGGAGAATTGCTAACTTTACGCAATAGAAGTCCACGTATGCTTACAGAAGGTATGTTAATTATTCTAGATGAAGAAGTTCAAAGAGAGTTTGGATTAGTAGACTTATATGAGAATATCCTAACAAAAGAAAATATTGATTTAGTATTTGAAAAATCATACGATGAAATTGTTAAATTAATTGATGTAATGCCAAAAGGTACACAAAAGACATTCGTTAATAAAGCGCAAGAAAAATTCAATGAAGGTTCACTAGACAGCATGAAACTTATTAAATATATCGAACAGAAGTTCGGATTTTCACTTGAAGATTCAGCACCTCTAGAGAGTATTGTAAGTTCAGCACCAACAGTTCAAATGGGTTTAAAGAAAGCGATAATTGTAGAAAAAAGATAATGTGAGGTGAGATAGATGACAAACACACGCCTTGCAGAAGTTTATGATGGATTTTTAGGTAAGATATCAGATTATACATTGCTTGCAGACACAATCACAGATATGGATATTGACGAAGAATTATTCTCATATTTCAAATCTGCACGTGCCAAGTTTTTTAGATGTAGACAAAGTTTAAAAACAGTATTAGCAACAGAAGTTGTTGATGGTCAAACAGAAGAATTTACTTCTTTTGAAGTTGAGTTAACAGAATATGAAATTGAAGTTTTAATTGCATTAATGTTAGTTGAATATATGAAACCACTAATTGTGTCAACAGAGGTAAATAAGCAATCTTTAAGTGATAAAGACTTTAAGATTTACTCACAAGCCAATCAGTTGAGAGAGTTAAGATTACTGTCTAAGGAACTTAAAAAAGAAGCAAATAAGATGATTTCTACTTATACTTACTTTAAGTTAGATAAGGAGAATTACAAATGATTAATGATAATTCCAAGTTAATAGTTTATCTAAATTCAGTAGTAAACAGTGTCTTCAAGATTCTACCTTTGTTTGAGGAAAAGAATATTGGAGTCGATACATACATCGAATCTTTACTATTTGAATTATATGGATTAAATGAAGCAGTTAATGTTGAACACAGTTATGAATATATTTCATTGTTATCAACACTGGAATCAGTTAGAACAGAAATTGGCAAAGAAATCAGTAGGAAAGCTACTGTAAAAAGAGAAATCTTTAAATGTATTAATATTATCAAAAACATGGTAGGAAAACTTGAAGAAGTAGGTGAGTAACCATGAGTGATTATATTGGAAGATACAAAAGACGATTAAGACGTAGCGGTAATGATGTTGGTGATGCATACAAGAACAACACCATTGCTTTTATAGAAGCTACATTCCATACATCCCCTACTTTTAGAGTATTGGAAGTTGTGAGTTCACAGTTCCCAGAAATAAAAAAGATGGATGCAAGGGTTGTAGAGGTTGAGAGAATGGGTTCTCTAAGAGAAGTTATTTTCAGACCAAACCAAAGTTTAGAAACAGGAACTTACGTCAAATTCGATGGAGACACTTGGCTTCTATTTGATAAGTATGGTGGGACAGGTTCTACTAGTGTAAAGATGCTAGCAGAGAAATGTAACCGTACTTTAAAGTGGAAGGATAAAGATGGTGTTATTCGAGAGTGGGATTGTATTGCAGGTTCTACAGACTTAGGTTCTAAAGCTAAACAAAACCGAGTAGAAATCGAATGGAATAAATATGACGTTCGACTTCCAGTAGGTCAATTGTTTGTATTCGTTGAAGCAAATAAAGAAACAAAGAGTATTGAGATAAATCAACGATTCATATTCGGGAATAATGTTTTTGAAGTTGTAGGTCGAGATGATGTAACAGGTATCACGAAAAGTGGTAATGGAGTAATCCAGTTAACAATTAAGATTACAACAAAACAAGCGAATGATGACTTTGAGAACAACATTGCAGTAAACGAATATAAAGAAACAGGAGTTAATCCTAAACCACCAACAACTGGTGGAGGAACAGATGACGGGGGTGACATTTGGTAATGAGATTTGATTCACTATCTAAAAATGTAGTTAATGTTATGAAAGCTTTATCAAATAACCAAGGATTATTACAGCTATTAGTAAATGATGTTGAAAATCCATTTGACCCAAATCTACCAGTAATTAATGGTAGTAATGTTATCAATCCAAAACATGCGCTTTGTCGCATTAAACCTTATCCTTTTGATGTTGAAGCAACTGATACAAACGGTTCTTTTATTCGTGTGTATTACAATTATGGAGACTTAGATGAGAGCGAAACTATTTCTGAAACGACTTTACATATTGATATTGTCGTAGCAAAAGAACTTTGGCTTATCAAAGGAAACATGATTAGACCATATGAGATTATGGCTAGAGTAATAGACATGGTAGGTAAAAGAGGTGTTGGAACTGGTATTAAATTAAATATCAATGGTTTCCAACATTTAGCAGTAAATACAAAATTTGATGCAATCCGTATTACTAGCGAATATATGACGGTTGAAGCATAATGCACAACTTCAAAGAGTTAAGCAGTATCGACTTAAAGTTGTTATTGCTTGGAGGACAAGGGATAAAGGTAGACAATTTACAGTTAACACCATACACTCTAGCACAGGTTAGAGATTTTGGTTATACAAAATATATGCAGAATCTACAATGGGTTTTACCATCCGTTGAAGATTTTATTGCATCGACAACAGATATTGAAAAGAAAATGATATTGATGAGTGAACGAAACAGTTTGAAATCATTTGACTTTTTTTCAAAGCTTGGTGGAGCAGAGTTGACACAAGTTATGCTTATGTCTATGGCTATGATATTCCAAAACAAAGATATTAGATATTTGGAAGACCAAGGAATAGTAGTTTTTGACTTCTTCAAATTAGGAATCTTCTATAGAGATGAAGATGGTCACTTTCAAATTAACAGTGAAAAGCTTGATAGTATTCCAGAAGAAGAATTTAAAGTTATTCATAGAGATAATTTCGATGAGATTATTGAGGTAGTAAAACTACAGAATGGACTAACTAAAGTCAAGGTTGAAGAAGAAAATCCAGTAGACGAAGAAACAAGAGCACTAATGGAACAGATGAAAAAGAATAGAGAAAAAGTCAATCAGATGAAACAGAACGGACAAGATGATGGTGAGGGAATTGACCTCGCAGATATTATTAGTGCAGTCAGTTCTAAGAGTAACACAATCAATAAGTTCAATATTTGGGATTTAACTTTATATCAATTGTACGATGAGTACGCAAGATTGGAGTTAATCGACAACTACGATTTCAGTGTCAAGGCTATAATGGCAGGGGCAGAAAAAGTAGATTTAAAGCATTGGTCTAGTAAGTTATAAACTTGCTTGATACATAGAATTTTTTCAAAATTATTAGGAGGAAAAAAGAATGGCAAATACACGTTATGGCTTAAAAGAGGTTGCAAACGTTATCTTCTTTGACGTAGCAACAAACAAACCAGTTTTATTCTTTGATACATTAAAAGTGTCAACAATCGAAAATGAATCAGAAAGTGCAGAAGCACGTGGTGGACAAGGTAATGGTCGTTTAATGACTTGGGACTTTGGACGTACAGCTACATTAACACTTCAAGATGCATTACTATCTGACGTATCTCTTAGCTTACTAGCAGGTACAGCAGTAAAAACTACAGGTATCGAAGTAGTAGGTCGTGAAGTATTAACAGCAGTTGACAACACAGCACCAAAAACTAAAGTTACTTTAGCACAAACTCCAAAAGATGGTACTGTAGCAGTATACAAAATGGATAAAGGTCTTATGACAGAAGAAGTTACAGGAATTACTGTAACAGATAAGGAAGTTACAATTGCAACAGGCGTTACTAAAGACTCTCTTGTAATGGTATTCTATACTTACACTGCTCCAACAGGCGCAACTCAAGTAACATTCAACGGTGCTAACTTCCCTGCAACATATCGTGTTGTTGGTGACACAGTAGTACGTGGACAAGACGGTGTTGACCGTAAGATGCAATTCGTAGTACCAAAAGCGAAATTACAATCTACATTCAACTTAACAATGGATGCAGAAAACGTATCTACATTCGACTTCACATTAGACGTATTAGTAGATGCAGAAACAAACAAATTATACGATATCATTCGTCTATAATTCTTGTTTCTATAAGGGTAGAGAACATAATAGTTTCTCTACCCTATTTTTTTTGAAATAATGTAATGGATAAAATTGAAATTTTATCAAGTTTGTGTTATAATAGTATTATAGCCTTATACTGCTCTTTTGCAGTAAGCGCTAAAAATAATGGTATAAAAGTATATAAAAGGAGTTTTAAAAATGGCTAAAGAGAAAAAAATCAAAAGTCTTACACTTGCTGAAATGAAGAAGCAGGATAAAGTATTAAGTGAAACAAAAGAGGAATTTATTACAATCAATGATACAGTTTACAAAGTTGAAATTGATGTGCATTTCCGACAATCAAAAAGAAATAAGGTTCTGGATGATTTAATCAAATTCTTTGAAGCAGGACGTAACGATGAGAAGTTATATTCTATCGCAACACCTTACACATCTTTATTGATGGTTAAGCACTTCACTAGCTTAGAAGTACCAGATGACATTGAAGAAGCATTAGATTACCTACAGCTTTTACTAGATTTAGGAATCTTAGGTACAATTGTTAACGCAATGCCAGATGACCAAATCGTTGATTTATATGAAAAATTAACAGAAACTATCAATGAGATTTCAGAGAATATGTCTAAGTCAGTAGCCGAAGCAAACGAGATTCTTGACGGAATTGAAAATCCAGAAGTGAGAGCATTGATGGAAAATGGTAAAGCAAAAGAATAACGGTTTATATTTCCAGACCGACATAGAAGCAATCAAAGTTTTAACTAAAGAGGGCAAGAAAATAGAGAGAATAGCAAGACGAGTTTGGCAACAATACATGGCTAGTTATTCTCCTAAAGAGTATAGAAGAACAGGAAAGTCTCTAAGAGCCATTAAACTTAAAAGTGTAAAGAGTCATGGATTAGGTATGTACAGCATCGAACTTACATGGGAAAACAGTCTAGCCTATCATGATTCTTGGTTATACACCGAGGGAAGAACATCAACCAACAAAAAAGGTCACGCTATAATGCTTATCGGTACTAGATGGCATTCTAAGAAGTTAGAAGCTGTTTACAGAAAGCAAATCTATAGACATACATACTGGGCTTGGAATGGTGGCGGTGGAAGCTATCTTGATACTGTTGTTAGTCAGTATAAGGCTGTCGCTGACAGAAGAATTAGGGTAGAAGTACAATGGAGTGGAGCATTCATTAAGTAGGTGATTGAAATGGCATATAAAAAAATAGAAGAAGTAAGTGAGCAGTTTTGGAAAGATGAGGTAAATGACTATAACAAAGAACTGATAGAAGAGTTCTTAGCACAAGGTCGTTTATCTCCTGCTACTCTTAAACAATATGAATCGGGATTAAAGATATTTGCAAAGTGGGTTCATGACCATGCTAGAAATAAAGATATCCCAGATTTAAAACCACGTGATGCTATGAAGTATCAAAACTGGTTAGAGGGCAAAGGGTTGAGTCCTAATGCTATCAAATTTAAACGTTCGGCTGTTTCAAGTTTGTGTGGGTACATCGAAGTATTCTTTTCAGATGACCATCCGAATTTTAGAAACATATTTACAAAAGCAGTAAAGAATGTAGCTAAAGCAAACGTTAAGGAGAAAGTTCCTTTAACGAGTGCAGAAATTGAAAAGTTGAAGAAAGAATTAAAAAAGAGAAATGAATGGCAAAAACTAGCATATCTATTATTCTCATTTGATACAGGTTGTCGAAGAGAAGAGTCAAGACAGCTTCTTAAAGAAGTTGCTACATATGATTACTACGTTGATGCAAAAGGTAATGTCAAAAAATATTACTTGACACATAAGATTAGAGCCAAAGGTGCAGGAAAGATTGGTAAGATGAGAGACTTCTCATTTAACGATGAAACAATGACTGCAATCAAGAAATGGGTAGAAGTTCGTGGAGAAGATGATTGTCCACACTTATTCGTTAGTAAAACGAAAGACGGATATCGACAGATTTCAGCAAACTCATTCAATCTATGGTGCGAAGATTTCTCTGAAATTTTAGGTAAAAAAGTACATCCTCACTTATTACGTTCGAGTCGTGCAACGATTGCGATTGTAGAAGAAGGAAAGAGTATAGAATCCGTACAAGGATTATTAGGACATAACAGTAGTGAAACTACACAAATCTATGTAGTAAGAGACAAGTCTTCTGACATAGATGAACTTTATGAAGATTAAGGTTAAAGAGTAACATCTTAATCTTCATAGATTAGGATGTTACATACATCCTTTAGATTTTAAAGGGGTGAATTAATTTGGCAGGTAGTAATGATTTAAATATATCGCTAAAAGCGCAAGTTGTAAAATTAAAGGTAGAATTGGATGCAAAAGGAAGTAAGTTACCACAACAAGTAAATAATATTTCTAAGATGTTAGCAAACAATCCTGTTAAGCTTAAAGTTAAACTTGAAGCTAAACTTGGCGATTTAACTAAACAAATGAAAACTATTAGTACGTCTTTACAGGCAAAGCCTATGAAACTGAAAGTAGAAATTGATGTTGCAGGTTCAACAAAGAATATCAAGCAACAACTTAAAGACGTATATAAGACTGTTGAAGACTTCAATAAGAAATATGGTCAACAAGTAAAACAAATGCAACAACAAATGAATCAAGCTTCTTCTGTAAAGGGGAAAGCACAGTCTGGATTAAATGTTCCAACAAACTCAAAGGTTCAAAACTTCAATAATATTAAACAATACACAGCAGAAATTGAGAAAGCTAAATCTATCTTAAATGGTAAATTTGGTGACGGTATTTTCAAGGCTACTCAATTCAAAGATGCTAAAGGTAATCTTACAGGATTCGTAGCAGAGTTACAAAAAGCGAATGGTATCGTTGAAAAAATTAAGTATTCTTGGAATAGCAATAAAAGTGCTTTTGAAATTATCAATAGACAAACTGTAGATAATACACAAAAGAATGCTCAGTCAATTCAAAATACATTAAAGAATTTAAAAAATGATATCAACAATCTAGGTAAAGGTGCAGATAAAGGTAGTCTATTAACTCAACTTAAAGATGTGCAAAAAGCACTAAACACAGACGGTGGAAAAAACTTCACTAAACAAATGGTTACAGATTTACAAAGTGCTATCAGAGCAGAACAACAATTAGTTCAAGCAACTAAAGCTGAAAACCAAATGCTTCAACAACAAGCTAAGTTAATCGCTGATATTAAAAACAACAGAAACAATGCTACAGGCGCTCTTAAAAATGATTTAAATGGACTATTGGCTCAAGCAGGTAAAGCAAGCAAAGCACAAGACCCATCATTAGAATTTAAAAAGATTCGTCAAGAAATGCAAGGCATGATGAATGAGCAAGCAAAAGTTAACGCTAAAGAAAAAGAATCTCAAGCAATCTTAAAAGAAACTATTCAATTAAGAAGACAACTTAAAGACGTTTTAAAAACATTACCATCTGATACTGCTGATAATAAATTAAAACGTAGCATGGTTACAGAAGCTATTGAAGCTACTAAATTAATCAGAACATATGAGCAATTGGGTCAAGCTAAAAAGAATTTCCAAAAAATTGCAGACAATAAATGGATGGATGCAGACCAAAATAGAGCACGTAATCTAGTTGAAAGTTTACGTTCAGTACAACAAAAGCTTAATGACATTGGTAAAAGCAATCCTAAATTAAATCAACAAATGAGTTTCTTAGATGATAGAATTGCTAAGAAACTATCTTTAAACACACAAGACATTCGTAATGCTTTAACTGCATACCAAAGAATGTTAGATACTGAAAATCAAAAAATCAAACAAAAAGAAAAAAGTATCAAACTAGGTCAGAATATCACTGAAAAATTCGGTGGAGAAGCAAAAGTTAAAAACATTGAGCAACAAATCTTTGGCTCTGGAACAATGAGTAACAAAGCGATTGCAGATTTACAAAGATATATTGGAACAGTTGAGAGAGCACGAGTGGCTTCTATCTCATTTGGTCGTGACGGTATTGACTCAATGGGTCGTTCTGTTAAAAATATGTCTGTTGTATTCCAAGGAACAGGAGAGCATGTTCGTAAAGTTACATATAGTATGACACAAGGTTCTAGTCAAATGCGACAAGTTTCTGACGAAATGGTTCGTAACGTTAACCGTAACTTAGGTGCATGGGAGAAATTTAAAGTCTTCATGCAAAGTGCTCCAGTATGGATGCTTTCACAACAAATGATGACTGCTCCAATTCAAGGCTTACAAGCTATGACTAGAGAGATTCTAGAAGTAGACAAAGCTATGACTGAATTACGAAGAGTAGCGAGTACAGACCAAAACGTTGATATTCTATTCGGAAACGCTGTAGAACTATCTGGTAAACTTGGTAATAATATCCATGATATTATGAAAGGTATGAACGAGTTCGCTCGTACATTTGGTGACTTCAATGAACGACAATTAACATCTATCACAGAAACAGCAACACTAATGTCAAACGTATCTGACTTATCAGTTGAAGAAGCACAGAAATCTCTAGTAGGTACTATGAACGCATTCAACATTGAAGCTTCTGATTCTATCAGAATCGTAGATGCACTGAACGAAGTAGATAACGACTATGCTATCAGTACGAAACAGTTAGCAGAAGGTCTACAGAAATCTGCATCAGCAGGTAAAACATTCGGTGTAGGTCTAGAAGAAAACATTGGTCATATCACAGCAATTGGTGCGGTAACAATGGAGTCTGGTGCTATCATCGGTAACTCATTGAAAACAATCTATTCTCGTATGACAACAATGAAAGATTCAGAACAGACACTTAGAAATGTCGGTATCGCAATGTATGAGATTGGTGAAAACGGTGTAAAATCTGTTAAACCAGTATCTCAAATCATGAACGAACTTGGTGACAGATGGAAAACGTTAACAAAAGAAGAACAGCAAAACATCGCAGTTAAAATCGCAGGTCGTAACCAATTAACACGTTTCCTAGCTGTAATGAACAACTACGATATGGCTGTTAAAGCTACGAACACTGCTTACCAATCACAAGGTTCTGCAATGCGTGAGAATGAAAAATATCTACAATCATTCGAAGCTAAGATTAATAAGCTTAAAAATGGTTTCACTGAAATGTCATTGGCTATCGGTAAAGCATTCCTAAGTGGTGGAATTTTAATGGCTATCAATGGTCTAGGTGCATTAGCAAAAGGCATTACAGGGGTAGCACAATCATTTGGAGCATTATCTGGAGTAGGTTTAATCCTTGGAGCAGTAATGGCTAAGATGGGTGCATTCCAAGGTCTATTCGGTAGAATGGGCGCAACTGTTGGAGTATTCAAACAAGGTATGGCTGAAACATCTCGTAGTCTAGGTGCTAACGCAACTGCTATGGATAAATTCAAAGGCGGTATGCAAGGAGTTATCACAACGTCTACGGGCGGTGTTGGTGTATTCAAATCACTAGGCGGTGCATTAGCAGGATTCGGTAGGTCTTTAATGGGTATGCTTGGTATGGGTGCAGTCTTCATGGGTATTGGTATGGCGATAGAGTTCCTTATCGGGAAATATCAAAAAGCCAAACAAGAACAAGAAGCACTTGACAAGAGTATCAACCAAACTGTTAACGCTTATCGTAAGAGTGCAGATGGACTAGAAGGATTACTTGCTAAGTATGAAGCATTCGAAAAAGCAGGAGACAGCATCAAGAAAGGTAGTGAAGAGTACGAAGAGTTTATGCTTGTACAAACTAAACTATCACAAGCTATGCCAAACATGGTTAAAAGCGTTGATGCACAAGGTCAAGCATGGATGAAGAGTTCTAAGGAACTTAGAGAACATTTGAAATTAACAAAAGAATTATCAGAAGCCCAAGCAGATAGAACGAATAAAAGATTTGAAGAAAACGTTGAGAAGGAAGCACAATCTCTAAGAAAACTAGTAGAAGAAGAGAAAAAACTTAAAGCGGAACGTGACAAAATCAAAAGTGGCTCTGTAGACTGGAAAGCAGGTACAGGTGGCGCTTCCAAAGAAGAACGTGCTCAAGCACAAATGGCTTATGAAAAAGGTATGGCAGACCTAGTTTGGAAACGTTTAGATGCAACACAGAAAACAACTGCAAAAATCCAAGAACAATCTAGAGCGTATCTAGAAGCTAAAGGTAGTTTAGCTAAGATGGGTGAGGGTGCTCAATTAGTAGTTGACAAATTCGCTACTATAAATAGTGACAAACTTAAAAAGCTAGTTGAAGATGGTGCATCAGAAGGTAAAATCAATTCAATGATTAAAAAGATTACCGAGGGCGGTAACCAAATGGGTGATGTCTTTGCTAAAGCATTCGACAAAATGACTCAAGGTATTGACTCTGGTACTTTAAAAGGTTCTCAAAAAATCGAAGCAATCAAACAGCAACTTAGTAGTATTGGTAAAGCAATTCCAGATGATTTCTTTGACGTTAAGAATCTTGATGACTTAGATAAAGCAAAAGAAAACATGGAAAAATTAATTGACGTTGGTATGAGAATTAAATCTTCAAACGGAGGAACATTTGACCAACTTGCTAAAGAAGCTGAAAACTATGGATTAAGTGCAGACCAAGCTAGAGAGTTCGTTACGAAACTTGGTATGGAAAGTGCCAACGCAGAACTTAGAAACAGAGCGTTAGAAGAATCTCAAAGTGGAGTTTCATCTGCAATGGAAGGAACTGGTGGTGCTGTTGATGATGCAACAGGCGCACTTAAAGATTATAAGGAAGCAGTAATCGGAGCAATTGATGCTCAGAAAGAGTTATTCGGATATAAAAACGAAGAACTAGGAAACATGCAAGGTCATTTAGAAGCACTTAAAACTGCTCAACTATTATATGGTGAAAACGCAAAAGGTACAAGACTTTGGGCTGAATCTGGTTCACAACTTTCAGAGTTCTTAGGAATCTCTAAAGACCAAGTCTATGAAAACATTGATGGATTACATGAAACTATTTCTGTAATGCAAGAGATTGGTGTTAAGTATGATGAAACTGGAAAACTAGCATTAGACTGGGGTAGTGCAACAGAAGGTCAAATCAACAAGTTTAAAGAGTCCGTTGCAAAATATGGTCTTGACGTAGATATTCTAACAGGTAAGGCACGTACTTTTGGTCATGGCATCAAAGAACAAGGTCAAATCCTAGATGAGAACGGAAACAGAATCGACCAAGCAGGAGACAAAGCTAAACAGGGTGGAGACAAGTTTGACGAAGCAGGTAACAAGGTTAAAGAAGGTGGCGACAAAGCCAACGAAGCAGGAGACAAGTTCAATCAAGCAGGAGAGAAAGCAGGACAGTCTGGTCAAAAGGTTCAACCTTTAATTGACAAGCTTCAAGAACTTGCACAAAAATCTGGACAGTCTGGTGAACAAGTAGTCCAAGGATTACAAAAAATCAACCTAGCAGACTTTAGCCAAGTACAAGCGAAGAGTAAAGAATTAGGCTTATCTATGGATGAAGTAATGCGCTATGCTAAAGAAGCAGGAGCAGTTACTCCAGAAGAAATGGCTAAAATTGGAAACTCTGGTGAAAAACTATCACTACTTCAAAACAAGATGAAAGACTTAGGCTTTGATGAGTTCACAGCTAAATCTAGTGAAACAGCAGGTAAAGTCGAAGCAGACATGCAACGTGCAGGTAATTCTGGTGCACCATTATCATTACTAGAGCAAAAAATGAGAGACTTAGGTTTCGATGAACTAACAACAAAATCTGGTGAAGCAAGCAGTAAAGTATCATCTGATACAACTGCAATTGGTAACTCTGGTGTAAACATGAGTCCTCTTAAAACAGAAACAGATGCAGTAGGTCGAAAACTTATTGATATGAACACACAACTTGGAGGAACAGTTGGAGGATTCCAATCTGGAATGTCTCAAATTGGTAACTCTGGAAACAGTTTAGCACCATTAAAAGAAAACGTTAAAAACATTGGAACTGCAATGAGCGAAACAAAAACTTCTGTAGAAACAAATGTTAGCGGAATCAACACTTCATTTAGTACGCTAGGTCAAGGTATTAACACTGGATTCCAACCATTCAAAACAAGCGCACAACTATTCACAGAACAACTTCAAGGAATGTCAAAACAATCTGGTACAAGTGCTCAAGAAATCCAAGGACACGTTACCACAATTGGAAACGCTAAAAATGCATTAGACCAATACAAGATTGCAGTAGACAACGTTAAAACTTCAATGAATGGAATGGCAACAGAGGTTACAGGAACAGCTACAGGATTAAGCCAATTCGGTATGGCATTTGCAGGTGCAGGTCAAGCGATGAGTGGATTCCAAACATCAATGAGTGGTGTTAGAGGTGAAATGTCTAACGTTGTATCTCAAGCAAGTGGAACAGCACAAAGTTTAGAGGGCATTGGTCAATCAATGTCAAGCGCAAGTGTAAGCGGTAGTGCTTTTGTAGGAGCAATGAATGGCGTTGGTGCATCATGTTCACTAGCATCTCAATCTATGGCAAACATGGGTTCTGCAAGTGCAACAGCATCAAGTGGACTAGCAAGTGCAACTCAAGCATCTCAAGCAAGCGCAAACGCATCACAAAATAACGCAAGCGCAAAAAATGCAGAAGCATCAGCTTCTCAAAATTCAGCTACAGCATCATTCAATGTAGCAAACGCTAAACAAGCAGAAGCAAGTGCAATCATGTCAGCAATCTCAGCAACACAAAACATGGCAAGTGCATATTCAGCAATGGCTAGTGCAGGAATCAGTTCAATTTCATCTATCGTGAGCGCAATCTCAAGTTACATGATGGCTGTATTCGCAATGGCTTCTGGAACAATGCAAGCAAGTTCTGCTATTAAAGGTGCTTTCAGTTCAATGGTGGGAACTGTTGTTGGAAGTACAGGCGCTATGAACAGTGCTCACAACTCACAAGCTAGTGCATTAAACAAAGTAAGAGATTCAGCTAACCAAGCTAAGTCTGCTGTACAAGGTTTAAATAGCACAATTTCGGGTGCAATGACAAACCTAAGTAACTACATTGCGAAGGCTCAACAAGCTTCTAATGTACAAGTTAAAGCCCCAACATTACCACCATTACCAACAGGTGCAACATGGACAATGCAATCAGTAACAAACCTAATGGCTGATACGGGTAATGGAGAAGTGGCAAGTGCAGTGACAAGTTTCGGTTCAGCAATGTCAAGCGCATTAGGTTCATTCTCTGCAAGTAGTGGAGACTCTGGTTCAATCGGTGGAGGTGGAGGTACTTCTGGTACAATCCAACCATCAATCTATAGTGGACTAAATTCAAGTGGTGAACTTGGAGTATTTAGAACATTAGCAGATGAGTCTGACAAAATCGCAGATGCAACTCCTTGGAGTTCATACGAACGTAGTATGAAAGAGATGGACGTAACATTAAAATGGATGGAAGCTAAGATGAAATCCATGAACAAAAACACAGCAGAATATCGTAAAATGATGAACGATATTTACCAAGTTGAAATTAAACGTTGGGAACTTCTAAACCACGACTTATACGATAAAGAACGTAGAAACGAACAAATCAAGCGTGAACTTGAAGGTCTTAAAAATATCAACAGTCATACAAAAGAACAACGTGAGCAGTACAATAAGTTATGGTCAGAATATGAAAGTAATTTAAGTTCTATTACTTCTATGAGAGCAGAATGGCAAGAGTTCTTAGACAACTGGGAACAACGTTATGCAGACATTCTGAAAGCGCATGTAGATGCTATTGTTGAAGCTTATACAAAAGGTTTAGAGGAAATCAAAGGCAAAGTTGATGATATTGACTTCAATATCTCAGTAGCGGAATTGACAGACCCTAACAACATGACAAAGATGATGAATCTTTACATTGAGAAAGCACAACAATTAAAACTTGAAAAGAAAAAGCTAGAAGACCAACAACGTGATTTAACTCTTAAACTTTACGAAGCAGAAGATAAATTTGGTAAGGATAGCAAAGTAGCACAAGAAGTCAAAGCAGAGATTGATAAAGTAAAAGAAGCATGGGAAGATTCTGCATTAGCAGTTCTACAGGCTGAAAAAGAAATCAAAGATGCTCGTGCAAATGTAGCTGATAAAGGCATTGACCAATTGAAGAACTACTACAAAAACATGAAAGACATGGCAATTGATGCTATTGACAAAGAGCAAGAAAACTTGAAAAAAGCACATGAAGCTAAGATGAAATTATACGACAAGGAAATTGACAAGATTAACAGCGTATATGATGCGAAGCTAAAACAAATGGACAAAGACAAAGATGAGTCAAACTATCAAGAAGAATTGTCTAACAAGAACAAAGAACGTGCAGATTTACAGAATAAAATCAGTATTTTATCAAAAGATACTAGCCTATCTGGTAAGAAAAAGCTAGAGGAAATGAAAAAAGAACTTGCTGAAATGGACAAAGAGATTGCTAAGTTCCAACAAGAACGTCAAGATGAATTAATGCGACAAGCATTAGAAGACCAAAAGGAACAACAACTTAAAGAAATTGAAGATAAGAAGAAAGCAGAAGAAGAAGTCTTAAACGGAAAAGTTGAAGAACTAGATAAAGAGAAAGACAACGTAAGTACAAAATATGATGACCTTATCGACAATGAAAAACGTTGGGCTGATATGCGTGACCAATTCATCAAAGGAAACTTCCAAACACTAAATGATGAGTTACAAAAAATGCAACAGCAAATCAACAACATGAATAACGGGGTATTTGATGGATTAACTCCAAGTTTCAAAGACTTCTCAGATGAAACTAAGAAACAAGTTCAAGATGCAAATGACATGGTTGTTGACAACATGGACTTTAACTTACAAGACCCTAAGAGCGATGTAGAAGAGTTAATTAAGTCTAAAGGATATCAAACATTCGAGAGCGAAGTAGTTCGCCCAGATGACCCTGCTAGACCTATGAAACCTGCTCCAGAGCCACCACCAACACCACCTGCACAGGTGAAACCACCTATCCCACCATCACAGATGCCTACTAAGGGTAATGTAACAGGTGTAACATCAGATAGTTATCTTAACATTCGTAACGCACCAAACATGCAAGGTGGAGTAATTAGACGTATCTTAAACGGTGCAAACGTACAAATCCTTGGAGAAGAAGGAGATTGGTGGAAAGTTAAGTTCTCGAATAGTCGAGGAACATCAACAGGATTCGCAAACAAGAAATACATCAAAGCATTTGACACTGGTGGTTACACTGGTGATTGGAGTGGCAATGATGGAAAAATGGCTATGCTTCACAAGAAAGAACAAGTATTAAACGCAAACGACACAAAGAATTTATTCGACACAGTGAAACTTGTAGACAAGGTTAAGGATTACTTACCAAACTTCAAAGCTAACAATATGGCTCGTCAATTCGTTGGTGACGGTGGAGTAAGCGGAATGAACGTAGAAAACAATTACTATTTAGATGTCAACATTGAAAGTATGAACGGTACTAAAGACCAAGCTAAATCAGTAACTAGCGAAATCATTAAAGGATTGAAGAAGATGGGCAAATAGCCTTTCTTCTCTTTCCTATTTTTTTAGGAGTGAAAAGGATGCCAACTATTAAAGACAAGGTTCGATTTAATTTTAATGGAGTATGGTCTGATACACATAATGTTATGAATGTTGTTTTAGATTCTGGAATGTATGAAGAAGTTTTTGTGGCTTCAAGGGAATTAAATGAGACAAAAGTTCGAGGTAATAGTAAACCCATGTTACATAGTGTAGAAGATTCTCCACTGGAATTTGAAATGACTATAGCAGTCAATGGGACTTATACAGATACCCAGATTGACAACATCATCAGATGGTTGTGGGTTGACTATCATAAACCATTATACTTTGCAGGTAAAGAAAATAGAGTGTACTACTGTATGCCTATTGGAGATGCACAAATCGTACATAATGGTATTAAGCAAGGATACTTTACAGTCACAATGAGATGTGATTCATCTCAAGTATATTCGCCAACTCTTACAACTTCTAACACAACTGTAACTACTACACCTCAAACAATCACGATTAATAGTGATAGTCATTTTGATGTATATCCAGAAATTTCAATCAAGAAAACTGGTGCAGGAACAGTTACATTAGAGTTTTTAGATGATGGTGGCAATATCTTTGAGGTAAGAGATTTAACAAATGCAGAAGATATATACATCAATTGTGAGAAAGAAATCATTCAGACTGATATTATTGGTGTGTATAGATATGACAAAATCGTAGGACATTTTCCTCGATTAGTATATGGACAAAATAGAATCAAGATTACAGGTAGTTGTACGATTCAGTTTAGATATAAGAACAAATATAGATTCTAGAATTTTCCAAATAATGTACCATATTATTTGACAGGCACAAATAATTATGATATAATATATTTATTAAGGTGAGATTTATGATTGGAAATTTAGTATTTTTCAAAAAAACAAATTCCTTTATATCTAGCTTGATTGCTAAAGTTACAAATAGTGAGTTTACTCATGTAGGACTCATTGTTGGTCATGATGAGAAAACGGGAATAGTTACTATAATTGAGTCGAACAGATTCATTAAAACTAGAGTCGCAAGATTAGAGTTGAATGAACGACATGTTATTTACACTACAGGTAATCAACCACAAGAAGTTACAGATAGAATCGTTAAATATGCTTATAAAAATTTAGGCACAAGTTACGACTATCTGAAACTCTTTGGACTATTTTTCGCTTTGGCATTTAAAAGAAAAAGGAATATTTATTTCAACAGTGCAAACAAATTTATTTGTTCGGAACTAGTTGATATGGCATATTACACAGCAGGTGTAAAGCGTAAAACAAATGATAATTTAGGAAATATAACACCACAAGAATTATTTGAGGTGTACGATTTAAAAGAAATATAGAGAGGGGTATAGAGATTGTTTATTGATATTGATTATAATAAACGGTTGCAAGAAGCTAAATTTCATTTAGCAAAACCTAATAAACAAATAGTTTCTCACATCTATGAACGTATCGGTGGAGAGATGTCTATTAAATTAGGTAACATCAATGAATTAAGCTTCTCTATTCCTCATTTCATTGAAGACCAAGAGCCAAATCCACATGTTGATTTAATCAAGGAAATGATGTTGATTAGAGTAACAATGGGTTCATACAAAGAATGGTATGTGGTTAACGAGATTGAAGAAGACGGTGACGATTCAGATATCTTTAATGTAAAGGCTTTTTCTTTAGGTTATGAGTTGAAGGGGAAACAGGTAAGTGATTATACAGAGGATGCAATTAATGCTACAGACCTCTTAACAAAATTACTTGAAAATACAGTTTGGAAAATTGGAACAGTAGATGCAATGTTCGATGTCATGTTCCGTTCATTTGATTCTGGTTCAGATTCAAACGTTCTAGATTGTATCATTCAAGCAGGAGAAACATTTGGAGCATTACTTGTTTGGGATACTGAAACTAGAAAGGTATCATTTAAGGATATGTCTCAGAATGGTACATTCAAAGGTATGACAGTAAACTATGGTAGATTTTTACAGTCTATCAAAAGAACAAGAACAACAGATGAGTTGACAACTAGATTGTATATTTATGGTAGTGAGGATTTAAGTATTCATGGAGTCAATCCAACAGGACAACCTTACATAGAAGACTTTAGTTATTTCTTATATCCGTTTGAAAGAGATGCAAATAAGAATGTTATTAAAGAATCTTATTTCATGTCAAACGAATTATGTCACGCCATTTTAAATCAGCAAATCATGATTGCACAAAATGCACCACAAATTAAAAGTTTAACAGATGACATGTTAGCAAAAGAAACTCTATTACTAACAGGAGAAACACAACTCAGAGAATTAGAAGGACAATTAAAAACAATTCAAGGATTGTTAGACACTGCAAAGGCTACAGAAAATGCAACTTTAATTACTCAAAGACAATTAGAGTTAAACAATAAAGAAGCAGAGATTACTGCAAAACGACAAGCAAATGATATTATCAAAAATCAAGTTCAGTCTTACAAAAATCAAATTGATGCATTGCAAGACCAAATAGCTACAGGTAGTGGATTCACACCTCAACTTCTTGATGAATTGAATCTATTCATTCATGAGATGAAATGGGTTGATGATAAATACATAGATGCAAGAGAACTATATCAAGATGGACTCAAGAAATTTGAAGAACTAAGACAACCAAAGGTAGTAATAGATGTTACTATTGACAATCTTCTGAATATTGTTGAAGAACAATATTACTGGGATAAACTAGTATTAGGAGATTTAATTAAAGTCAAATATCCACAAATGAAAATCGAATACATGGCTAAGATTATAGAAATCAAATATGATTTCGAAAATAATGAAGCAAGTATTACAGTCGCCAACACCAAAGATATTTTAAGCGATACAGAGAAACTTGTTCAATTATTATATAGCAACTCAAGTGCATCTTCACTTGTCCAAGCAAATAAATATAAATGGGACAAAGTAAATAAGATTGAAGATGTAGTTAGTAACATTGTTACTAGTGAATGGGATGCAACAAAAAACAAAATCATCGCAGGGGTTAATAACTCTATTGAAATTGGTAATCGTGGAATGATTGTTACAAGTCCAGATAATCCAAATGAAGTAGTTATTATCCAGAGTGGTGTAATCGCCTTATCTCAAGATAAAGGTGAAACATGGAAGACAGCAATCAAGCCAGATGGTATCGTTGCAGAGAGATTAATAGGTCAAATCATCGCAGGTGAAAACTTAATTCTAACAAATAGTGCAGGGTCATTCACATTCGATAAAAACGGTGTGAGAATTGATGCAAGTGCATTCATCTTAGAATCATCTAGTGGAAGATTTGATGGGTCGAAATTTATTGATTCAGCAAACTTCGTTGATGAGTTCAAAGATGACAATATGATTACAGCATATGAGAAGAAAATGTTGAAGCTTGAATGGGATAAATATGAAGTAGCATACAACAAAAACACAGAAAAAATTCATAACTTATTCCCAAATGATGGAGAAGGATTACAGTTCGTTGCAGATTATCATACTAGATATACAGAATTATATGACTATTTATTCGTTCAACTGCATGGAGACAAACCATTATTAGACCCTAGCAATATGACATTTACAACACGAATTGATAGAAATATGTTCGATGCTAGATGGAAAAATTTCTCTACTGCTCAAGAAGAACTTCAAAAGCAGATTGATATTATGGTTGCTCAAATTGCAAGAGATGCAAAAACTGTCGCAGAAAATATTCAAACAGATATTGAAGAAGTAAAGAATGATGTTGTCTACAAAATTGAGTTTCATTCGTCAAAAGGTTTTACGTTTAGGAATGGTCAAATTGATACAGTTATCACAGCTAAAGTATGGCGTGGTCAATCTGAAATTACTGATACGATTCCAAAGTCTGGATTTATCTGGAAAAAATATGACAAAGATGGAGTTATTGATACAGCATGGACAAATGCAAATGTGGGTGTTGGGAATGTAATTCATGTTACTAGTCTCGAAGTCTACCAAAAGGCAATATTCAAGCTTGATATTGATAAACCACAATGAGAAAAAGGAATGATTTAAATGGCAATAGTTGCAAGTGGTCAACTAACATTGGTGGACTTAAACGATAGTAAACAATTAATTATGTTTATTGGTTCATCACAACAAAGACAAGTAATTTATAATCCAAATGCAAGTGGTGCATCTCAATATGTACCAAACTATAGTACAGCAGGTTCAAATAACGTATTAACACCTCAGTTATTTATTGCAGGTACTAATGGAGATATTGCAGGTTCAACGAGTGCGACAAGATGGTTTGTTCAAACTAATTCAACGGGTACTCCTACAGCAATTGCGAATGATGCAAACTATGCTCTAGGAACAGGAAAACCTGTTACTCTTACAATTAAGGGAAATGTTCTGGCATCAAACAACTCTATGACTTATATTTGTGAGATGGACTATTTAGATGCTGACACAGGGTTTACAATTACAGCAAAATCAGAATATGAAATTGTCAAAGTTACAAATGGTTCTAACGGTACGAATGGTACTAATGCTATCATTGGTGTTTTGAGTAACGACTCTCATAGCGTACCGACTGATAGTGCAGGAGCAAACGGTAACTTTACAGGAGCAGTTTCTACTCTTACAATCTACGAAGGAGCAAGCGTTGCTACAGGTTGGACTATCGTACAAACTAGAAGCAATGTAACTGTAACGGAAGCTACATCAAGTGCTACCGCAACTGTTACTGCAATGTCTGCTGATACAGGTTATGTAGAATTTACTGCATCTAAATCTGGATATGCAAATATTGTAAAAAGATTTACATTAACTAAAAATAAATCTGGTGCAAGTGCAACAGCTTACTGGTTAATGTCTTCTAACGTAGCAATCGCTAAAAGTTCTGGTGGAGCATACACACCTGCTACAGTAACATTCACAGCAAAGTCTCAAGTGGGAACGAATACCCCTGCAAACTATGCAGGAAAGTTCAAAATCTATGAAACAACAGATGGTACAACATGGGGAACAGCTAAGTATACAACAGGAGCAACAGATGAGTCTTCAAAAACTTGGACACCAACAGCAGGTATTAAAGCTATAAAAGTTGAATTATATCAAGCAGGTGGAACAACTGTATTATTAGATGAACAAATCGTTCCTATTGTCTCAGATGGTTCTAATGGTGCAAACGGTCAAGATGCAGTAGTTGCTGTAGTTTGGACACCAGATGGAAACACAATCAAGAACGCAACAGGAACTTTAAAGGCTCACGTTGATGTATACAAGGGTTCAGCCAACGTTGCAGGTACAGCTTGGAAATGGTATTCTCAAGACCCTAGCGCTACAATTGCAAATGGTAAAGGAGATGCAGATGGTGGCGATGGATGGATGCTAATGAAAGATGCTACTTCTGCAAATGGTGTGACAGGATATACAACTGACACTATTACAATCCCTGCTTCTGCAATCGTAAACGTTGAATCATTCAAATGTGTAGTTACATATAACTCAGTTAAATATTCAGATGTAACAACAGTAATTGACGTATCAGACCCATTCATGGTTACTATCGTTGGTATTAACACATTCAAGAATGGTGTAGGATTTACAGATTTGACTGCAAAGATTTTCCAAGCAGGAGTAGAAATTGACCCATTAAATAATCAAGGATACACATATACATGGTATCTATATGATAATAACAATGTGAAAATGACGACTTGGAACACTACTGGAAGTAAAACAGGTAAAACTATCAGAGTTGACGGTGCAGACGTTACAGTTCGTGGAAATATTGTTTGTGAAGTTTCAAAATAATATAACATATTATTTGACAAAAATCAAAAATAATGGTATAATAAAAATATGGAAAGTTTAAGAGTCTTGCGTTTAGTAAGACTCTTTGTTTGGATAAAAGGAAATTAGGAGTGAATTAAAATGGCAAAGATTGTTGGTACAGGTCAAATGACCTTGGTAGATATGAATGATGTTCTTGTTTCTGCAACTAAGCCATCAAACCCAGTAGAAGGTCAGTTATGGTGGAATACAGCAGAATCACAATTGTATGTATATCAAAATGGTGATTGGAGTCCATCAACACAAGTGATTAGTGGCGGACGAAACTTGATTCGAAATAGTGGATTATTTAAAACCACTACTGGATGGGTAGGCAATGGAGGAACTGGTCTTGTAGTTGATACTACAACATTCGTTGGTGAATCTGTTCTTTCTGCTACTGGGTCATACAAATATGGTTCAAGCATCCCAGTTAAAGGTGGTCAAGAATACGTCTATATTACAGAAATTATGTTTAATGCAGATGTAACTGTAAATAGCACTTCACCTTTGCATTACTGGTGTGCTGTAACTGGTCAAACTGGTCAAGCAGGAATTGAAAGAATTAGCTTAGATGGAGGACAAAGAACACTTCCTGCAAATAAATGGAATAAGATTGTTCTAAGATTCAAAGTTAAAGATGATGGAAATGCGTATGTGTTTACACCATTTATTTACAAGTCTCCAATGACAGAAAAATGGTGGATGAAAACAATCCAATTAATGGAAGGTAATGTTCCTACAGGTTGGAGTCCTGCTCCAGAAGAAGTTGATGAAGTTATCACAGACATCACTGAAACTTTGGGAAACATGGCAAATGATAATTTGCTTGATTACAATGAACGACAAGTAATCAAAGAAAAAGTTGAAGAACTTATCGGAATCTCTACTACAGATACAGGTACTCTACCTGCAATTGGAACTTTGGATTCTGGTGGTAAAGGTTTGGTTTTTACAGTTAGAAAACAGGCAATTCAAGTAGGTATTCCTTCAACTCATATAAAGTATACAACAGTAGAAAGTACATACACTGCTTTGAAAAACTACCTTGAAGGTTTAAAGGACACAGCTAACGCTACTTTAAGACCTTGGGATGTTTCGACAGGAAACCAGAAAAAAGTAATTACAGTTGCAAAGGCAACGTTTAGAACTAACTGGTTGAATTTATATAATGCGTTGAATGATTTAGCTACATATACATCACAAGTAACAAGTGATGAATCTTATAATCCAGTAAAAATAAATCATGCTAGTAATGGTAATTTCGAAATTCCTTTAGCAGAAGGATTATGGAAAGATTCTTATGTTGGTCAAACAAAAGAGGTTGTTGATATTTCGGCAGAGACTGCACCATTCAAATTCGCTTATCATGTAAAGAATACAACAAATGCAAATGGAGGTATTTTCCTACCTGTTTTATGGAGTGGAACAAGTGCGGAAAAACTTGCTGACAGAGAGGTAACTATTCAATTTTGGTTAAAGTATCAAAATGTTGTAGCAGGTGCACAATCTTATTTAGCAGGTAGATTCGGAGAATTGCTAATTGAAGGTGAAAATGATAGTGCTCAAAAATTCTATAGATATATTCGTTTTGCCAATCCAACAACAATGAATGAAGGTTCTTATATTACTGGAACAGATATGACATGGAAAAAATATACAGGAACAACGAAATTAACTTTACCTACTAATGCAACTAAAATCACGAAAGTATCATTCAAACATGGTTTGGAAGGTTGTACAGGAGAGTTTTGGACAACAGGTATAAAGGTTGAATTTGGAAGCAAGGCAACTGACTGGTCAGTGTCACCATTTGACTTAGAACAGAAAATCTATAAAACTGAATTTGCAGTTCAGCCAGATAATATTACAGCTACAGTAACTAGTCATCAGACATTTACATCTAAAGTTGGAGAAAATATTGATAAAGCAACTTCTAGTGAATCTGGATATATTAATAAGAATTATAACTTTGCTGATTGGACAGGGACATATCCTACTGGCTTTAATGGTCATATCGGTACACAGCCTACAAAAGTGGCTTCTGAAAATGGCAATGGTAAATCTGCTAAATTCGTAAATGTTTTAGGCGTAGAGAGTTATCTAAGTGGTGAGAGATATTTAAACAAACCATTCTACAACTATATCTATGTTGAATCAACATTTAAATTGGAAAGCGGTTCTATCAACGGCTCATGCGTTCTATTTAGACATCTTAAAGGAGATGGAACTAGTTCTCTTTATGATACTAGAATCAAGTTTTCAGACTTTGTAGCAAGTCCAGTATTGAATAAATGGTATACAGTTTCAAAAGTGTTTAAAGTCGCTACTTCATCAGACTTTACAGGGTATCAGATTTATGCAATGGGTAGTTATGGTGCAGTCGATGCGACTAAACCTGCAAAGACAATCTACATTGACTCTGTAATTACAAGACCTGCAACATCAGAAGAAATTAAAGCATATGAAGCTGATATTTCAGTTGCAGATATGATGGCAGATGATAAGATTACACCTCTTGAAAAACACACATTAAAAAATGAGTTAGATATGATTGTAGCAGAGAAACCAACATTTGAAGCAAAAGCTAATCAGTATGCTGTAACAACTGAAAAGGATGCCTATGTGACAGCTTACAATGCTCTTTATAGTGCATTAAGTCCTCACTTGTCAAACTTGAGTACAACTGCAACAGGTGTGAATGGTACTGCAATTAGAACACTATTTAAAGATTATAATGACAAAAAAACAATTCTAGAAAGAGCAATCTTGAATGCGGTTCAATTCGGTGGACGAAATCTATTAAGAAACTCTAACTTTGCAAAATACAAAACAAACGATACTTTAACATGGGACAAAAACTTGAATGGAAACATTGTTGCCGATGGTTGGTGGAGCAACGGATACAACACTGGAACAGCAGTTCCAACAACAGGTTATCACGCTCACTTAAATGTTGAAAAATTTGGATATCCTGTAGCAGAGTTTATAGATAAAAACAGTGTAATCAGTCAACCTCACAGATGGTTAGGATTGAGCAATACCGTTTTAACAACAGACCCATTATTTGACAGTCTAGGAGTTGGCAAGACATATACTATTAGTATGGATGTAATGTCTGATACAGTTGGAATGAAGATTAACACTGGGTTTCACCATTTCATCACTGGGAACGCTACACAATCCTTTTATGGATTCCAGTGGGATTTACAACCATGTGTTACTCCTAACGTATGGGAGAAGAAGTATAAAACGTTCACTATTGATAGTGCATGGGATTTAACTAAAGGGTTTTCATACTATCTATATGGTCAATACAATTCTGTTGAAGGTATTATGTGGGTTCGTAATATTAAGATTGAAGAAGGTACACGATATACAGATTGGTCAGAAACACCAGAAGATACAAATGCATTTATGTATAATATTGCAGATAGAGTTTCATCAGCAGAAGAAAAGATTACAGATAGTGCAATCATCAACACAGTAACACAATCTACTTCTTATAAGAATGATTTAGGTACAAAAGCTAATGCGGAAGACTTAAATAAATATGCAACAACTGGACAATTAGACCAAGCAAAACAAGATGCAAATAAATATGCAGATGATAAATTTGGTAGTATCGACTTTACACCATATGTAATTAAGTCTGAAATGACTCAAACTATCACAGATATTACTACAAAATTCCAAGCAGGTGGTGGAGTAAACTTACTTCGAAACTCAACAGGATATGCAGATTTTAGTTTCTGGACTCAAGTATTACCTGCTCAAATGTCAACAGTATCAAACAACGCATTAGATGCTCTAGGATTTGGTAAAGGATTCTATTTCCCTGCCAATGCTAGTTTTGGCAATGCTAGATTAACACAAGATATCTATGTTACAGCAGGTCAACCATACACATTATCATGGTATGCAAATAAAACAAACAACACAGCAAATGATGATGGAGCAGTTTGGGTAGAGTTCTTGGAAGGTGTTTCTACTGTTAAGAGTACAAAATATCTTGGTAGTGATGTGACAAAAGGATTTGAAAAAAGGACTCATACATGGATTCCTAAGTCAAATATAATAACTGTTCGAATCTCTGCAAATAAATTAGCAGACTTTACTATATCTGGATTAATGATGAATATTGGTGACGTTCCTCTTCAATGGTCAATGGCTACAGGAGAAATCTACAATACTAATATTCGTATGGATATGAATGGTATTCGAGTTTCACAAACTGTAAATGGAGTAGATAGAGGTTATACTCAAATTACACCAGATGAGTTTGCAGGATACTATGATTTAGATGGTGACGGAACTTATGAAAAAGTATTCTATCTTCAAGAGGATGAAACAGTTTCTAAAAAATTCAGAGCGAAAGATGAATTTACAATGGGTGGAATTAAGATTATTAAAATTGAATCTACCTCAAACAAGGGTTGGGCATTCGTTCAAAACCTAGATTAAAAGAGAAAAAAGGAGAAGATATAAATGGCTTTAAGCGGAAGCTTTGGTACGGATTTTAGTGGTGGTTATCGTCTACAAGTAGACTGGTCTGCTACACAAGATATCGCCAATAATACCAGTACAGTGATGTCACGCCTTTACTTAATCAGTAAAGGCTCATCATGGACAATAAACTCTAGTGCTAGTAAATATGTAGAATTGAATATTTATACTGGTGCTAATAATGTGTCATCTAATACTATTGGAGGGTTGGCATCTTTAGGTGGAAACCAAAAGAAAGAGATTTTTTGGCATCAAATAACAGTCAATCATGATAGTGATGGAAGTAAAGGAATTACAATTTTTGGTATATTTGATATTAATGTAACACTGAATGGAAGTTATGTTGGTAGAGTTTCTACAAGTTCATATATCCAATTAGATACAATCCCTCGTTCGTCAACACTAACAACTGCTCCAGATATTACAGCAGGTCGTGACCATACGTTCTCTATTAACAGATACTCATCTGAATTTGACCACAAGGTTAGATTGTATGTGAATGAAGTATTAATTAGTGAGTTGAATGGTCAAACGACTGGTGGCACATTCCAATTTAGTGATGCACAAGTTTATACAATGTATCAGCAATTAAACAAATCAACATCCAAGTCCTGTAGAATTAATCTTCAAACATTTAGGTACGGGACATATATAGGTGAAAATAATTATTATGGAACTTGCTATAACTGGGGTGGTGGTGTCGTCACCTTTAATACATTCAACTTTGGAGACAATTTAAACATTAACATTTCTGGTCATCCAAAAATGAAACATACTGTTAAATTTTATTTTGATGGAACATTGATTAAGACATTGACAAATATGCCAACAGGTGGTTCAACAGTTACATGGACACCATCAGAAGTCAATGCAATGCTTGCAGAAATCCCTAATGGGATGGGAGGAAGTGGAGAAGCAATTGTAACGTCATATTGGGTTAATGGTGGTTCATCAATTGGTGTATGGGCTGATATAGCTTCTGGATATTGGGCAAACGCAGGAAGTAAAGCCAGACCTCCAAAATTCACTGGAAACTTTACATACCGAGACACTTTGACAACTGGAATAAATACAGTTGGAATAACAGGAAACAATCAATATATTATCCAAGGAAAATCAACAGTCCTAGTAGAGTTATTGACAGCGAATAAAGCAGAATCACAGGATTCAGCAACAATGAGTGAATATGTCGCTACATTAAACGGGGTAGAGCGTAGAGCACCATTCAGTGCTACTGGAACAGTAACTTTTGATTTTGGAACGGTGAGTGCAGGTTCAAACTCAACATTAACAGTTAAAGCAGTCGATAGTCGAGGACTATCAACACCAATGTCGAAAATTGTCAATATCATTCCCTATTCATTACCAACAGTTACAGCAGATGTTGTTCGTAGAAACAACTTTGAAACATCCACTACGATTCCTTGTAGCGGTACAATGTCAGACTTGAACGTTGGAGGAACTAAAAAGAATGCTGTATCATCAATTCAGTTAAGATACAAAGAAACAATTGGTGGAACATTTACATCATGGGAAAATTTTGTATTTGCAAGTACAGTTCCTACATACTCTTGTACAACTTTAACGAAAAACTTAGATAATACAAAAGCTTGGACACTAGAAATCAAAGTAACTGATAAGCTAGGAACAACAACAGTTACTAGAACAGTTAGTGCAGGTTCTCCAATCTTCTTCATAGATTGGGAGAAGAAAACACTTGGTATTAACAAATTCCCAACATCTGCCAATAATGCATTAGAGATTGCAGGACATTTAGATGTCGATGGTATTGTAAGAGTTAAGCAAGACCAATGGGTATCATCTGGTGGTGCACATGGATTAGATATGCGAAACTCTGATATCAAAGGGGCAAACGCTATTTACTTCAATGATGATTCAAGTGCTAGTGATGAAGGTATAAATTTCCTAAAAACTGGTAAAGCAGTAGGTTCTACTAATATTGCAGACTATGATAACTTCTGTATTGTAGATGGTGCAATGAAATGGAATGGTCAAAACATTTTATATCAATTTACAGGAACGGGAAACATTCGTTTCGGTGGAGATTTTTATTCACAGAATAGTGGTGGAATTTGGTTTGACCAATTCGGAAATATAAAAGGTCAACCAAATGCAGGAGCAGGTAATAGTTGGTCATTGAAAGATGCAGATGGTAGAAATAGATTCTTAACTTATATCGGGAAAGGCTCTACTGGTTCAACTGAAATTAGTGCTTATACTAGTGGTATAGACCTTTACCAAGATGGCTATAAGGTGGCAATGTTCTATAGTAGCAACTATGGAATCAACAGAATCCTGCAATTAGGAGATGGTTCTGGATTGATGAAATGGCAAGCAAGCGCAGGTCGTTTCGAATTTAGAAGAAGCGATGATATGGATTGGTGTAAATTGAGTGGTACATGGGTTGACCCATCATCTAGAAGCTACAAGAAAAACATTGAACTATATGAAGAAAGTGCGATTGATATTATTATGAATGCAAGTCCAGTTACTTATCATTTCAAATCACAAGACGACACAGAAAAGAAGAGAGTCGGACTTATTGCAGAAGATGCACCATATATCGTCCAAGCAGATGAAGATGGAACTGGTATTGATACATATGGTATGGTTACTGTTTCATGGAAAGGCATTCAAGAAAATACATTAGACATCCGAGATTTACATAAAGAAGTTGCAGAACTTAAAAAAGAAATTAAATTATTGAAAAATAATAAAGGAGAAATGTAATTATGGTATTTGACACTTTAACAATGGCAGAACAGGAATTAATTTTAAGAGGGTTTGAAAATATGTCAGTGACTAACCAAAATAACTTGGTTAATGCTCTGGCAACTAAATTGAATTGTGCGGTATGGCAAGTGTCACCTGCACAAATTCTTAAACATCACAAGGAAATTAAGTTTAAGATTCTAGATGAAGCTTGTGAGGTTGGCATTAAAAATGGATTCACATCTAAGAATGGTCATCGTTACCGTTTGAATGATGCAGACCAAATCAACTTCTTAGGTATGGCAGACAGATTACAAAGAAAACCAGAAATGACAACTGTTGGTTGGAGAGCCGAAGATTTAGAAGATTACACTGAAATGACAAGAGAACAATGGTTTGAATTATGCGATGAAGCATTTGACCATAAATTCGGTCAACTTATGATGTACAACGAGAAAACTAAAATCGTAAAAAATGCTACTGACCATGCAACAATCGTTGCTGTTAAATGGGCATAGAAAATATTAGGAGGAAAAGGAAATGCAAGGACAATTAGATATTAATTTTGTAGTAAAAGAGTATCAAGAAAAGGTGGGCGAATTAATGAATGAGTTAATCATGAAAAACGCCTACATCAAACAACTAGAGAAACAGATTTTAGATGAAGCAGAAGCTAAAGCAAATCAAGAATCTAGTGAGGAATAAAAAATAATGATATAAATCCTGCTAGGTGAGAGTCTAGCCTAGCAGGTCTATTAAATATTAGGAGGAATTTATAATGGCTATTTCAGTAAGACAAAAATTGGTGGATTCTAGTAAGTACAGCTTAAAGTGTCCTAACGCTATGACAGCAGAGTACATTACTATCCACAATACTTACAATGATGCAAGTGCGAATAACGAGGTGCAGTACATGATTACAAACAGTAATGCTACTTCATTCCACTTTGCAATTGATGACTTCGAGGTTGTTCAAGGTATCCCTACAAACCGTAATGCTTGGCATTGTGGAGATGGAACTGGAAACGGAAACATGAAGTCTATCGGAATTGAAATCTGCTACTCTCTAAGTGGTGGAGACAGATATCGTAAAGCAGAAGCTTTAGCTATCAAGTTCGTTGCTCAACTATTAAGAGAACGTGGATGGGGTATCAGCCGAGTTAAGAAACACCAAGATTGGTCTGGCAAATATTGCCCACACCGTATTCTTGACGAAGGACGTTGGCAATCAGTTCTTAACGCTATCCAAACAGAGTTAAATGGTGGAGGTACAACTCAACCACCAACTAGCACAACAGGTGTTGTTAAAGTAGTTACAACAGGTTTGAATCTACGTACACAGCCAAATGCAAGTGCTCCAATCATCCGTCAACTAGGCTATGGTGAAACATACGAGTTCTGGGCAATTTCTAACGGATGGTACAACTTAGGTGGCGACCAATGGGCTTATGGAGACAATGGTAACTATTTACAAGTTATCAGCGGAGGTTCTGTAGCACCAACTCCACCACCACAGCCAAAACCAGTCACAGGTATCGCTTACATCACAGGTTACAATGTGAATATGCGTAAAGGTGCAGGAACAGGTTACTCTGTAATCCGTCAATTAAATGCACCAGAATCATACAAAGTATGGGGCATGAAAGATGGTTGGTTGAATCTTGGTGGCGACCAATGGATTAAAAACGATTCTTCATTCGTGCGTTTCGTACAAGACTAATAGTTAGTCATGGAGTTAAAGGGCTTGATTAAAAGGGGTTGCATAAAAAGATAGGGGAGGAAGTCAATTATGGATTTCTTACAATTATTCACAGATGCAGGTTTGTTAACAGCACTCTCAACCCTTCTCGGTTCTGGTATTACATATTTTGTAACCAAAAACACAAATAAGAAAGAACTGGCAATTAATGACAGAATGCAACTCTCTAAAGACCAATACCAATTAATCGCAGAATTACGTCAAATGATGCAAGAACAAAGAGAAGAAATTGAAAACTTGCGTGAAGAAATTAAACAACTTCAAGCGGTTAACATTAATCTGACGTTGGAGAATAAACAACTGCAAGAGAAAATTACTGAACTAAACCAACGTTTAGACGGTAAATTTTAATTAATTTAATTATACCATGCCTGTCTGATATTGTCAACAGGTATGGTTGATTTTAAAAGGAGAATGACAAATGGAAAATATCCAAGTGGAATTAGTAAATCTTATTGTAGCAGTATTAACTGCATGTGTAGGTTTAGCAACTAAATCATTAATGAGTTTCTTAAAGAAAAAAGGTCTTGTTGCACAAGTCGAGAACAATAAAGAAGTAGTTAAGATTGTTGTAACTGCTGTTGAACAGATGTACGGACAACTTAAAGGTGACGAAAAATTAAACGTAGCTAAGATGGAATTACTTAAATTATTACAACAAAAGAAAATCAAAATGACAGAAAAAGAAATCGACTTAATGATAGAAGCAATGGTTAAAGAAATGAAAGAATCAGCTTCATCAGAGTTAAAAAATAAATAGTAGAAGGATGATGTATTCATGTTTACATTAGGTCAATATGTATTAGTTAATCAAGGCGGTATTACTTATATGGGAAAGGTTCTTAAAATTTATGATTCATCAAAGAAATTGTTATTGCTTTTAGACGATAACGGGCAAATGGTTATAGACATGAAGTATTGCAGTCCTGTAAGAAATAGAGTCTCAGAAAGAGACTAAGAGGTGAAATTAAATGGCAAATTTTATTAATATTATATTAGATACAACAGCGCCAAGTAATCCATATGCTAACATCAATGGAGGTGCTACATTCTCTAATAGCCAATTGGTTTCGATTGCTATCGGAACTACAGATGAGGATACGACAGGATACCAAATGAAAATTTGGGGAAATGTTGATGGAGCATATGATTCCAATATCCAAGCAACAGAAGGAGCATCAACTTGGATTTCCTTCACTGATTCAAAACAAATCAAGCTTTCTAGTGGTGATGGTAACAAGCAAGTATCAGTAAGAATCCGAGATGATGTTTACAATGAGTCTAGCGTTGCACAAGATAATATCAGCTTAAACACTGCTATTCCTACGGTTAACGTTGGAACACCAGACAAATACAAAATCTCTAAGAAAGAACAGAAGAACATTGTTTCATTCACATTCTCTTCACCAGAGCAATTTGAAGAATATAAAGTTAAAGTTGTTACTTCTACAGGAGCAGTTGAAAGTTCTGGAGTGGCTATCGCTACAATCAATGGAAGTTCAAATATTGCAGGTAGTGCAGGTGGATACACAAATCCAATCACTGTAACAATTACTGGACAAGATTTAGAACTTGCATCTAGCGGTGACGGAAGCAAAATCATCAAAGTATTCATTAAAAACAGTGCAGGAACATGGTCTGTATAAGAGGTTGCAGAAGCAACCTCTCTTTTTTAGATTAAAGGGGGAATTAAGATGGATTATATCATTGTAGAATTAGACACGACAGCACCGACACTTGAAATTTACGCACCTGCATATACAGTGAGAGAAGCAAACGTTGAGGTCACGATTGAAGCAGATGAAGAAATAGGAACAGCATGTGAAGTTTATGTGATTGATGAAAGTGGAACTAGACATGATTATACGTTTTCCAGAAGTGGGAATTATCTGACAGGAATCTTAGACTTCAACGGATTCCCTTTAGGGCTAGCAAGACTATTTGTTCGTGTTAAAGATACTGTTGATAATGTTTCTGAATTGTATGAAAAAACTATTACGATTAGAGAATCATTAACTATACTAAACCCAGTTATATCTGATTCCAAAAAGTCAAATATACAGAATAACGATATTGAACGGAAAGCAGAAACAATTGACAAGGATAGACAACTTACTGTTAAAGATGGTAAGAGTCAAATTAAGGAGTGAATAAAATGAATATATATCAATATGGTGATACAGTAAGATTCGAATGTGTGTTCTATAATTTCGAGGGCGAAAAAGTTGACCCACAACTAATCAAGGTAGTTATTTATGACCAAAAATATAGAGAAGTAAAAACAGAGGTATTAACATCAGTTAATAAGAAGTCAGTTGGAGAATATTTTTATGATTATACAACACCTAAAAAAGAACAAAAACTTTATTATGAATGGTATGGAGAAATTGATGGAACACCATCTCTTCGTAGAGGTTCATTCATGACAAGATTTATTTAGAGAGGTGTTAATTTATGGGTATAGTAACAAATGGATTGATTGCATATTGGAATGCTCAACAAGGCATATCTGGTACTACATGGAATAATATTGCGCCAGCAAATGAAAGTAAATTCCCTTTAACATTAGCTAATACAACAGTTGAAAGCGATAGAGTTTTATTTAAAGGCTTAACTTCTAGCAGGGCTGTTACATCTGAAAACGTAGCAGGTGTAACATCTCATACTGTTGAAATGTTTATAAGTGCAGATGCTTTATATGAATTTGCTTCTGGAGTTCCTTTTTATGCTATTACCACTATGAGTAATCGTGGTGGGTTTATTTTAAATACAACTAAAGATGTTAATAGACTAGAATATAGTGATACTAGCACTGCAAGTACGTTTGCAATAACACCAAATAATTCTATTGTTAAAGGTTCGATTATTCAAATATTTGCTATAGTTGATGCATTAGATATAAGTGTTAGTCTAGGTGTAAATGGTACAATATTAACTAGAACAACAACTACTTATTCAAATTTACCAAAATTAGTAGGATTAATTACATTAGGGGTAAGAAAATATAACACGAGTTATTTTGACCCATTTAAAGGTTATATTTATTCTACCAAAATATACAATAGAGTTCTTACACCACAAGAGATAACACAAAATTATAATAATGGTATAGCTATTGGTCTTGCAAATAAACCTATTGCAAATATTATTTCTGTAAACAAATCCAAGATAAGTAAAATGTCTGGAATGGACAAGTCGATTATTACATTTAATTTTGATAAGGATGTCCAAGCTTATAAGGTAATGGTAGGTGGGGTAGATTATAATACTGGATTATTAGCTGATTCTGGTGGAGCAAAAACAGCTAATACAAACATCGTTGCAGAGATTGACCATACAGAGTTGTCTATAGAAGGATTGAATCGTGTAACAATCTATGGTCAAGGCATGGATGGGACTTGGAGTACAAAAGATTAATTTTTATGTTGACAAGCAATATCTCCTAATATACAATCAAAAATGTAAGACTTGTGAGAGTGAGATTTTACAAGATAAATAAACATTGAAGGAGAGATTAATGTGAACATTAGTCAAGAGAAAGCGTATATCCAAAATAAGATGAAGAATATTCTAGATGAGCAAGCTAGATTAATTGACTTGCATTCTGGTCTTAGAGAGTCATTAACAACGTTAACAGAGATGGAAGAACGTGGAATGACAGAAGTTACTCTAAGTGAATATGTTGCATTTGCAAAATCAACATTAGAAGAAGAAATTAAAGAAGAACAACAAAAGATGAAATTAGAAGACAAACCAAAATACCCAATCAACAATAGCATTCGTAATCATATGGGTATCAGACAACCAATTGTAACAGAAGCGATTGTTGAAGTTTTAAAAGGACAAAAAACACCAATGCATTTAAATGAGTTATTCAACAAAACAAATGAGCGTTTAGGTGGACAAATCACAAGCCTAAAGAACTTCCAGAATAACAATTTGCAAAGAGCAATGAAAGTAACAAGTGAAATCAAACGTGCAAAGACTAAAGGATATTACCAGTATAACGGTAAATAGTCTTGATAAAAGTGCAGTTTTATACAGCAAAACACATATAGCAAAATCCCCTCAATTGAGGGGATTATTTTTATTTCACGATATAACGTTATTCCTTGATACTTTCTTCATTTATTTCAATTTTGATGTCAAACTCCACTTTGCCGAGATTTAAGAATTGTTCTTTTGCATCCTTTAACTTTTCCTCTTTAAGTCGCTTAATCACCAATCTCTTCATCCCCTCTTCAATGGTTTTATTTCGTTTCTCTTCTGTTCTTGCCATGAAGTATCTATACATCTTTTCTTCTGACCAATAAGCCCCTGCAAGTTCAATAGAGTCCTCAAGTGTTAATTTTTTCTTAACACCATCAACCATTATTTGAATAACTGCTTTTACGTTCATATGTACAAACCACCCAGTTTGCTTGTATGAGTGATGATGATGTACTGTTTCATATTCGTGACTTTCCGTATACAAATTATACACTCCTGCAATTCTTACAGGAATCTTTACAACAATCTCTTCTTCTTTCTTTTTTTCAACTACAGGTTCAGTCTTTTTGAATACATCCTTAATATTATATTTAAGTCTCTCCCACATATTCATAAATCATCCCTCTTTCTTTTTAGTTTTTCGTTTCTTTTTCTCTGGTGGTGCAGGTTTTTCCCATTCGATTAATCCATGTTTAATCAAGTATGTAATTGCTACTGCTACTGCATCAGACTCATCATCATTATTCATCTCTAAGTCTGGGTATCGTTCTTTGATAATCTTCATCAAATCATCCTTTGAAGCCCCACCATGCCATATGTGCGCTTTTACTTCTTTAGGTGGGTATAACTCTTGTGGCTTACTCCAAACCATGCATTGAATAACTCCTGTCGCCTTAGCGATGGCTTGTGTCTCCAATGGGAATCGGCTAAACATTCTCTCAATGGCTACAACTTCTGGTGTGTATTCCAGATAGATTGGCTTAAACCATTCTGTAATCTTTTTCATTTTCAGAGCGTTAAGGTGTAAACCCTTGTACTCTTTTGTTGCATAAATCTTCTCTGTATTGAAACTTCCAACATAAACAAACTTATGTTCTTCTAGGTCGTAGATTGCGATACCAGTGTTTTTAAGGCTAATATCCAATCCGTATAAGTAACGCTTCTTGCTCATCTTGCTTAACTCTTCCTTTATTATATCATTATTTTTTATTCCTGTCAAGAAAAAAAGGAATCTTTCTGATTCCTATTCTTCTGATTTTTCTTTGTTGTAACAAGCATAATGATATACCTTACCATCTTCTTCTACAAACAATTCATCGTCATATACAATTACTCCACAAAGAGGACACTTTCCTAAACTGTCTTTCTTTACGAATGTGAATGGCTTCCCACTACTCAGTTTCCAATCGTCATACCCTGCTTTGTCTAACTCTCTCTCGATGCTATTCAATGCAACTCATCTCCTTTTCCCTATACAAAAATAGGTAGTCCTACAACTACCTATTTATATTATATCATAATTCTTTACTTCTGTCAAATTACCTGTTACTTACGTTTCTTACTTTTTCGGAGTAGTTCACATTGTTCAAGGTGTGGCTCGATTTTTGACTCATCTGGTAGCCATTTTATTTTGCCATTCGCTTGCTGTTCCTGCTTCCATCCGTACTTATCCTCGACTTCCAATACTTTGATTACATCTCCAACATAGAGTAAATCATCATCGTCAGTGTAGAATTTCTTCTTCTCAACTTTGAATGTAAACTCTTTACCTGTTGAAATTTGATACAGTGTAATCTTTGGTTTGTATTTCTTGTTCACATCGACAACAAGTGTGATATCCTCATCTACGCTTGGGAATGTAGTGACAGCATATCCGAGTGCATCTTTTTCAAATGCAATCTGCTCAAAGAGGTCAATCTTCTCTTCTGGTGCAGACATAACTTCTTCTTGGAATGCTCGTAAAAGTTCAATACGTTTTGCCTTTGTTTTCTCAACATGTTTCTTATCGTATTTGATACCTTTACCATCTCTAAATCCTGTATAGATTTTCATCAACTTGCCCTTACTCCCAAACTCTGCAAAGAAGTCTAATTTGATTAGAGTCTCTAAGTGAGTCTTGTTTATCTTGTTGTCTGTATTGGCGATGTGTAGAAGCAGGTCAAGGAATGTTTCAAACTCATGTTGCTGTGACATCTCATAAAACTCTTCTGCTATTTGACCATTAAGATTTTTGATGGATGCAATCCCTTTGTAAATCTTTTGTGTTGCTTGGTCAGCAGAATATATACCACGTGATTTACCAAACTTAATTGGTTCAATCTCGATACCGAAATGGTCTAACTCTTTTGTAATCTTACCTGTTGTTTCGGTACTCTTTTGATATATATTCAGTACAGTTGCATAATATTCCAGTGGATGTTCAGCTTTTAAATAAGCACCATAGATACTATCTAAAGCTACTGAATATGCGTGAGAAGAGTTGAATCCATAACCAACTGCATCTTCTAGGATTTTCCATACCTTTAATGCGTTCTCTTCACTTCCTGTTTTCTCTACGAATCCATTAATGAATTTGTCATGGATAGGTTCAATGATACCTTCCTTCTTCTTGGCAATGGCTTTCAGAAGACCATACGTTTCATCCTCTGGGAATCCTGCATATACCAAGGCTTCCATGATGTTCTCTTGATACAAAATGAAGTTGTCACTTGATTCTAGGAGTTTGTCAAATTCTGGAATCTCATATGAGAATGGTCTACGATTCAAGAAGTACGCTTTCATAGATGCAAATGATGGTCTGATAGCTGATACCCAACCAGTCAGTTCACGTACACTCTTTGGCTTATATTGCATAACCTGTGGTGTACCGCTATCTGTTCCTGTTTGGTTTAGTGTAGCAGTTAAACCTTTCTCATACAGTTCCCAAACTCTTTCATTGTCCTCAACCATTTGGCTCAATTCACGTACATCTGGGATTGGAAGACCAACAGCTTTAAATCCTTCTGCAATGATTTTCCAAACTGTAACAGTCAGATAATCATTTTTAAGATACTTCCAAGCATCAGATGTATCAGAGTCAATTAATGCACAATATGTAACTTTCTTTTTACCTGTGTCTTCATCATCACTGCCTACACGTAACACTCCTACTTCTTCTGAAATAGGTGTAGACAGTAATAAGTTCGCACATGGATGTGGAGATACTGAATCAATTACACCGATAAATATTTTAGACTCTTCAATGATACTTCCCCAACGAGGATGCTTTCTATATGAATCTAAATCTTTACCAATCTCATTAAACTCATCCTGTGGTATATCATATGCACGACACAAGTTACGGAATGCTTCTGACTCCTGCATTGTTCCATATGCAACCATCCAATAACAGTTATCCTCACCTAGAATTTCTTTTGTTGCTTGTACGAATGGTTCTGGGTCAGATGTGTTAAAGTCAATATCTGGAAGTGATTTTGTTTCCAAGATACGAGATATTGACATGAAACGTGTAGGATATAATCGCACTGGTGCATCAAGTCGGTCAACCTCTGTGAATCCTAAAAGCTTGTTTAAATAGTATGATGGTGCAGAGCCACGACCTGTACGTGTTAATACTCCACCTAATTCTTTTGCACGCTTGATGATTGGATAGTTCAGTAAGAAATAATCTTCTGTGAAGGTCTTCTCGATGATATCCATTTCAAACTTCATAGCTTCTATGTATTCTGGATGTTTCGCTTTTGGGATATGCTTTCTATCTTCAATCCATTCTTTGTTGATGATTGCTTTTAGCTTTTTCATCTTCTCTTCATGGCTCAAGTCTGGGTAGATAGATGGCATCTTGATGTCCTTATTCATTTCAATTTCTTCAAAGTCATCTACAATCCAAGTGTTCTGCAAGGCACTCTCAACTTGCTCACGTGTAAATACTCCCTGCTTCTCAAAACGTTCAAACACTTTGTCGGACTCTGGATAATCCATAATGAATCCGTCTTCCTCTGGATAGTAAATACCTTTACCACGTAGAAGCAGGTCACGCCATTTTGCATCTTCTTCATGGATGTAATGTGTATCAGTTGCAAAGATGAATGGAATACCATACTTCTCATGCATGTCTAACAACATTCTATTATACTCAACCTGCTTAATGTTTGTGTTATCGTGAATCTCTAAATAGAAATTGTCACCGAAATACTCATGACACTTCGTAATGAAACACTCATCCTTATAAAGATTATAAGGACTTGCGATACATGTAGAAGTCACGACAACATCTTCTGGATTAAGAGAGAATAACAATGCTTCATCAATACGTGGTTTGAAATAATACCCAGTTTGATTTGCTTCCGAAATCAGCTTTGTTAACTGTCTTTTCCCTTCATTGTTTTTAGCTAAGATTAATAGATGGGCATTAGTTCGGTCTTTTGCGAATCTGTCATGGACATAATAAAACTCAACACCAAACACTAACTTCAATCCATACTTCTTCGCTACATCGTAATACTCAAATACGTTACCTGCATATCCATGTTCTACTGTACATAAAGATTTATGTCCCAGTTCTACTGCTCTCTTTGCAATGTCCTCAACTGAAATAATTGAATCGGGTGTACTGATATTTGAATATTTAGTATGTTTATGTATATTTTCGTATCTCATTAATTAACCATCTCCTAGCATAATTCTTTTATTCTATCTGTAACTACTTCTTTAAGCTGTATGTACGCTTCATCACCAAACATTTTATGTAAGGCAGTAAGATTGTTAAGTGCATCCAAACAATCATCAATTGTCTCAAGTTTATGATATTCAACCACATCATCCTTATCTTTTAATTTCTTAGGTCTTCCACGTTTCTTCTTAGGTTTTACTTCTGCTTGTTTGAAGCTTGTATTCAAAGCTTGTTTAAATCCGTTGTTTGCAGTCTTCTCTTGAATCGTTTTTATGTATTCTGCTTCCCATTTCATACCCTTTTCTTTACGCTTTCTCTCAATCATTTCCATGATTACCTCATGCTGTTTCTGACTTAAAAGTGCGACTGTATTAACTGCATCAGCCTTGAAGTTTAAAAGAAATCCTTCCTTCTCTACAGGGTAAATTTGTACTGCTGTGTAGTGTGTGTCTTTTTCATCAATACCGAAATTTGAGTGATGTTCTTTTGAAAATCTTATAAACACATCAACTACAATGAAATATTCCATCTTCACATTGGTATTTCTTTGCACAATATCTCCAACACCATATATCATAAAAATCCCTCCCATAAAATAATAACCTGCTATATTTATATTATAGCAGGTTTAAGTGGTAAAGTCAAGTATTATATCATTATTTTTTATTTTTATTTAGAATGGTGCATCTGTATTACATTTACGGTTAATGATTTGAGCATCAGTAATCTTCAACTCAGCTTCTTGTACTCTTTTCATCATTGTTTCATTTATCGCATCTTGCATTTCTTTCATAGCCATCTCATGTACATCAATTGCTCCTTGATAACAGTCAAAGCATACAGATAGATATTCTTGATTCTTATTTGCAAAGTCTTCTACACTAATTCCATCACCATCTACTTGCAGGACACCATCCATATACAATAAGTGATTTGTTGCATCATTCATACACTTATCACATTGCATAGTAATTGGTGAGATACGGAATCCACACTCAATCGCTCTCTTAGTTGGTTCAAACATTTTACCAGTGTAAGAGTTTAACAGTCCATAAGCATAGATATCAACATCATATGTAATTGAGATTTGAGCCAAAGCTTCTACTTGTTCAACTGTAAAAAATTGTAATTCATCTAACATGATTACGTCTGGGTTTTCACGCCAAACTTTCAAGGACATCATAGTTCCATTGTCAACTTTTGGTACAACAATTGCAGGACGTTTTTCTGCTAATGCTCTAGATGCAACAACACCTCCATCTCTAGTGTCTGTCTCTGGTTTGAAGACTAGCACCTTCTTACCTTGACGCTCTAGATTAAAGGCTTGCATTAATAACTGTGCAGACTTTGAAGCATTCATTGTCCCTAGAATCAAATCTTTCACTCTTCTCATATTATTTCTCTCCTTGTTGTTCAAGTGTTAAATCAAGCATTAATTGGTAGTAAGCATGTTTGATACTCATTGATAGTGTTCTTGGGACGTTGTGAGTGACCTTATCCAATTCGAATTTTGGATGAGATAAAAAGTCAGTATATGTATTTTCATCAACAAATTCATGATAAGCATGAAGGGTCAAGTCTCTCATTTCAAGAGCCAACATCGTTAAGTCAATACGTTTGATTAAATGTTTCTCTTCTGCTGTTGGTGGCTCAATTCCAATATGTTCATAGATTGCATTCTCAACTTTCTTTGCAATCACTGAAAACTCTGGAAGTAATACTTTTAAAGGTGTCGGACAATCACCTGTATATGCTTCTTCAAAATCATGAATCAAAGTTAATAGTTGTAATCGTTTAGAATATCCTAATTCTTTTGCCATATATAGACACCATAAAACATGCTCACCAACACTATATGGTCTAGATGAATGCCCTACGAATCTATTTAGATGTGAAAGGCTGTGTGCGATGTCGTCAATGTTGATGCTTTCTTTTGTGATGTTATTATAATCAAAAACTTTACCTGTGTATGTTACTAACATTAAACCACTCTCCTAATATGTTATACCTAATTATATCATTATGTTTTATTTTTGTCAAGAAAAAGTGGTAGATTTCTCTACCACCCTAACTTAATCTATTGGAAGTGAAGGATGAGATTCTACAATCTCTTTTGTTCCTTCTTCCTGTGCTTGTGCTTGTTCAATCAAAGCATCTAATTCTTGTGGCTTCTTAATGAAGTCATGTGCAACTCCTAACGCTACAGCTTCCTTTGCGGAGAAGTAGTAATCATATTTCATATTACGGATTTCCTCCATCTTCTCTTTCGGGAAGTTAGTTCGTTCTACCATTAAGCTATTGTACATACGTTGTAGTAAGTCAGCTTCTTGGATTTGTTGTTCGTGGTCTTTGATATGACCTAACATTCCATATGCTAATGAGTGGTACATTAATCGTGCGTGACGGTGGGCAATTCGAATATCTCCTGCAACAAAGATTGCTAGAGCCATAGAGCCTACAAGACCCATAGCATATGTTACGATTGGAGTATTACACATCTCCATCGCACCGATGATAGCAAATCCATCAGTTACAGCACCTCCACCAGAGTTAATAAAGATTTCAATTGGATGTTCATTGCGGTCATAGTTTTTTAGTAACTCTTCACGCTCATCATCTAAATCACTGATTGTAGTCAGTTGCTCCATAATTTCTTTCGCTAATACTTCATCTACACCAGATGAGATTACAATTTGTCGGCTAGGTTCAGTCATTCCGTACATATACAACACTCCTTAGTTATCTTGGTTATTTTCTTCTTCTTCTGTTTCAACTGCATATTTCTTGTTAGGTTCATATGTAGCGAATGTAAAACTGTGTGCATGTTTATTATCTGCCTTATGTCTAATTTCAGTTAAAGCTTTCCACTCAAGACCGAAATTAGGGAAGAATACTCGTGCATCCATATTGATGTTATGTACATGTGTTAAATACATCTTATCAGCATGTGGCATCATCTGTTTGTATAATTCTCCACCACCCATGATAAACACTTCTTTACTTCCTTTACCTAACTCAAGAATCTCTTCAATTGAGTGGATGACTTTTGCTCCTTCTGCTACGAAATCCTTATCTCGTGTTAAGACATAATTCTCTCGTCTATCTAAAGGGCGTTTGTCTTCTGGTAATGATTCCCAAGTCTTACGACCCATCACTACAATTTTCTTCTTTGTTGTTTCTCGGAAATATCGTCTATCAGCAGGTAAGTCAAACAATAAATCGTTATTCTTATCTCCAATTCCCATTCCCATATCTACACATGCAATTAAACTAATCATATTAAAATTCTTCCTCTCTTACGTATTCTACTGTAAAATCTTCTCCACGTTTACCTGCTTCATATGCTTTTAATAATAGTTCAGGAATGTCATAGCAATCTTCAAAGTTGTCTGACAGTCTATTATCTTCTGGATATTGTTCATCACTATGTACACTAAACTTAGTTACACCATCCAATACGATTTCTAACATTTGTTGTCTCATGTCATCACTTACTTTAGCAGTTACTAATACTTTCATTTATGTTCCTCCTAGATTCCTAGTTCAAACTTCAATTGAGGTCTGACTGGATTGTAATTTATTAATTTAAAATCAGTTGCTTCAATCTCGTAGAATGACTTTCCTTCTGCATTTAAAATTAATTGTGGTGTTTCTGTTGATGGTTCTCTTTGCAACATCTCTCTCACTTGGTCTTCATGTCGAGAATACATATGAAGATTTTGTGTGAATCTAGCAAACTTGCCAACTTTAATTCCTAAGTGGTGTGCTACCATCATCATTAACGCCACATATTGCATCATGTTTATATGTCCTGCTGTTGGATAGTCAGAAGACCTTTGGATTAAGGTGCAATCCAAATACTTTTCACCATTGACTTTTCTTCCACTCCAAATTGTTTGGAATGCACATGGTGGCAATCCTTCTGTGTCTTTAAAGTCTTGCTCTTGCCACAAACTAATAATGTGTCTTCGTCCAAAGAAATCATTGGCAATTCTATTTAACAATTGATTCATTAAATCATATTTGCTAACTGTTGCACCATAACGTTGACCGATTGTGTCATCTTTCAATCCCCATTGATTCCACCATAAGATTGAATACTTATCTCTTAACACCTTCAAATCACTTGTTTGGTCTTGGTAAATCCATAACATTTCTTGGATAGCTTTACCAATTACTATCGGTCTAAGAGTTGTTATTGGCAACTCTCCTTTTGAAATATCATACTCTTCAAACACTTGAGTAATAAACTTCGAATGGGCAGGTGCACCATCAGTTTCATAGCGAGGGCGTGGATTTTCATCCCAACAACCCTCATCTAAGATTCTTTGTAAATTCTGTTTGTAGATTAAATCTGCTTTGTTCATATGTATGTACTACCTCTTTCTTACTTCTTTTTTAATTTAGCTGTTAAATCATCTGCTTGTGCTTGTAAGTTCTTAGTGTTGGCAAGACCTACACCAAACTTTTTAGTGATACTCTTTAATGCTCCCATTCCACCAAACATGAAGTAGTAACCAGTAGTTGAAATTGTCTTACCAAATAACTCTAACATTCCTGTTTGTACCACTGTATCGAATCCGAATAATTGTAAAACCCATCCACCTAATAAAGCACCGATAATTGAAAACATAAACATCTCTCCATTTCATTTTTTAGTTTTTTATGTAAATTTAATTGTTACTTAGTTTGATAGATAGCTACTCGTCTATCTGTATAAACACATGTCTTCTTGCCAATAATTGTTACTAATCCTTTTTCGACTAATTCATTCAGTCGGGGATGTGTACTGTTTCGTTCTGGTGACCCCACCAATTTACTTTCAAACATTAACACTGCCAACTCTTTAGCTGTAGCCCCTTCTGGGAATGAAGCTTTGAGAGTTTGATATACATTCTTTTGTCTTTCACCTAATGTTGAAAGAATGTCTTCATATGAATCTCTACGTGTTTCTCTAGTGACTTTCGTTTTAAGCACTAATACAGGTTGATGAAAATCTGGCATAAATTTATTTAAATCCATATTACCCTCTCCTTGTTCTTCATAGTTTTATTCATCTAAATATTCAAAGTTTACTTTGTAGACATCACTTGAAACAAGTTCTTCTTTTTCATATGTATCTACTCTCATATGTTCGTTGCCACAATCCATACAGAAAATACCATCTACAACAATGTTATGAAAAGCAGAATCAATTGCATTTACTTTCTTGCTTCCACAATTCGGGCAAGAATCAATATCTGTCACACCTTCAACTTTCTGGTACAGGTTATCATTGCTTGCGACCTCTTTGATTGCATTACCAAACTTCTCACATGCGTTCTTTACTGTAGCAACATTCAGTTGTAAATCTTCTGCAATGCTAGTACGTGTAATCTTTCTCATGTCTCGTTCGGCAATCATAATCTTAAATTCATCTTTGAAAGTACGTTTATAAACACTTTCTTCTTTGAATTGTCGTAGTTCATTTAATACTTGTTCTGGTGCGATATCAAAACATTCAGCAATGAAGTTGATATCGCTCCCTTCTGCATATGCGTTAATGACTTTTCCTCGTAAGTTCATTTCTTTTGTTCCTCCTTATATTACTTATTATATCATTATTTTTTATCTTTGTCAAGCACTTTCGAATAACATTTCTTCAATTTCATACCAATCAATACCGTTTTGTTGTGCATGAAGACTTCTATCGTCAATATATGTATCAGCAAAGATTTTTCGTGCTTTATCTTCTCCATAGATATTATTGAAGTAATCAAATGGTTGGTTGATTTTGAATCCTGTAATACCTTCTGCTGTAAGTTTCTTTGTGATTATTTCTTCTTGCTCTTGACCATTACGACAAGTCCAGATAACGATATCTCCACCTTCTTTAAGGATACGTTTAAGTACCGCTACTACATGGGGTTTGAAGAATCCTGCTTCTGGAAATGCTCCATCATATACGATAGTTCCGTCCCAGTCAATTGCTACGTGTTTGTATTTTAATGTCATATACATTCCTCCTATTTACTTCGTGATGGTGTAGATGGTCTAGAAACACTTGTTGAAGGTTTGCTAATGTTTACCTTTGGAGTTGACGTACTAGACTTTGGTGTACTAGACTTCGTACTTGGTTTAGTTGTTGAAGGTTTCGATGTACTAGTTTTAGGAGTAGAAACAACTCCATTTTTAGTGCTAGTTTTCTTTTTCTTTTTAGAGAAACCGCAATCCTCATCACCCTCATATAAATCATCTAAATCACAATCGCTCTCATTCTGCTCGACATTTGAATTATTCTGTGGCACTCCACCGCACCCAACCATCCCAAAAGCCATCATCATTGTCAACAATACAGGTAAACTTTTCTTCATTAGCATCATCCTCCATTATATTTTTTTCTTTTTCTCTTTGTCAATCCATTTGACATCTTCCCAAGTCAACTTGCTATCATAATATCCAAGATATATTCTCTCAACCTTTTGTAAATATGTTGCTCGTTCTAGCCAACGCCACTCATCTCCTATTTTTTTAGGAAACAATAGGAATTTAGTTTTATGTCTATGTTGACCATGATGTTGAGGTTTATTAGATTTCCATCTCATGTTATTCCTCCTTGATAAAACTCGACTTTTATACATTATTTAGAGTATTTTGCTAACGCTCCCATTACTTGTTTCATATCTGCTTTACCTTTAAGCTTTTGAGATAAATAGCCTTTTGCTTTGTTTACATCAGCCAACTCACCTTTATCTACTAAATCTAAAGCATGTACAACCTCTGCATTAATTTCATCTACTGTTAATTGCTTTGGAAGATAAGTGAATAAGATTTCTTTTTCTTTTTCTTGTTTAGTGATGTCACGACCAACATTCAAATACTCTTCCATTTCTTTATCTAATTCTTTTACTGCTTTATTTGCTACTGTAAGCACTTGTGCTTCCGTTAAATCTTCTACAGTTGAAAGCTTCAACTTTACTTTTTCTTGCTCTAACTTCGCTAATAACATTCGCAATACTGATTTTTTAAACTCATCCTTTGCTTTCATTGCTGTTACTAAATCCGCTTTAATTGTTTTAATCATATTATCAATTCCCTTCGTTGTTTATACTATTATTATATCATTATCTTTAATGCTTGTCAAACATTATTTTTTATTTTGTGTAACTTTTATTTCATCATTAATCTTATCATATGTATCTTCTTGACCTTGCCCATAACCCCAAAGATAAATCACAGTAGCAACCATAAAGATTACTACTGCTTTAAAGAGGATACTAGGCTTTTTATTTCTGTCAGCCCTAGACTTCATGCTATCACCTCTAGTTATGTAATAACTCACGAATTTCAGATAGAGATTGCTCACGCACTAATTCACTGTTACGGAATACTACTTCTAATAGGTCTGGAGTCTTAACCATTTGACCTTTCTTTAATCCGTCAACAAAGGTGATTTTCTCTTCATGGTTATAATGCACATGTACTCGACCACGTTGAGATTTCTTAGTGCCATCATCTGTTTTCGGGTCTTTGAATAACATACGTTCTTCTCCATTAACCACTGCATATGTAGCCTTACATGCGAATCCAAATGTATCACGAGTGTTATATTGGTATGTGAAACTACCGATACCAAATACAACGTTTAGAGATGCAAAGCCTTTTTGTTCAAGTCTATGTACAATCTTTCTAGCACGTTCTAAAGTGATAGAATCACCATAAATCGCACCGATATGTGTATCTAGTAATTTGTA